CCTCGATGTGCAGACTGTATACGGTACAATGCACCCTGTCAACAACTATCTACCAGGAAAGTTCCCGCCATTCGCGCCCGGTGTCGAGCTCGCAGGAATGGACGGCGATCTCGGGCCCGCGCATCCCGTCGCCGCAATCGAGCCTGACGGTGCAGATCTCGCCGAACACGGATTCGACGTAAACGCGCCCATGTCCGCGCCATATGGCATGCTGACCAGGTAGCGGCGGCATATTGGCGGTGGTGCTCATCTGGCCGCCTTCAGTTCAGCTACCCATTGTTCAAACTTGCAGCCGCGCGGGAAGGCGTCGGAGAAGTCCCATGACGGCCCTGAGCGGTCCATTGGGCCGACAAATCGGAGCCGCGCTTCGGCACAACGCTTGACGATTTCTTCGTAAATCGCGGCTGGCCAGATTGCCTTATAGTGATCAAGCTGGCGCTGCTGCGAAGATAGCGCATCGTTACCGTTCATCATAAGCATCTCGGAATCTCCTATTACGCGTAAAGTTCTACGACGCGCTTGCCGTCTTCGTCGAATACTTGGACAAAAGAGGCGCCAGTCTTGCCGGCGGGCGGGCTGACTACCTCGCAGCGGACGTCGTCGGTGGTCAGGATTGCCGCCAGGGCTTCGCAGCGTTCGCGGGAGGCGCTGGTGTTTTTGCTGTCCATGTCCAGACTCTACAGGGTACGCTGTGCCCTGTCAACAACTATCTCTAACCAGCCTTGGCCTATTTTGCAGCCAGCCTGGCAGCGGCTACAATTGACTCATGGCCGACTTTACCCGATGCCTGATCGCTCACTGCGGACTCGTAACCCGGGCGGATCTCACCCTTACCGCGTCCGCTGCGGCGCCTGGTAGCCCCGCCAGCAACCTAGCCCTACCTCAGCCCACGGACTGGTGGACTGCGCCGGCAGAGAGCCGAAGCTCGTTTGCCTTGCGGCTGGTAGTCGGCCCGCTCGACCTATCGGAGGGCGAGCTGTGGGATCTGGTCGCGCTCCCCTACTGCAACGCGGGAGATGGGGATGGATTCAAGCTCTCGGCCGCCACCACCGAGAGCGGGCTTGCGACGCCGTCATGGGAGACGGGCGAGCTGCCCCTGTCCAGGTACAGCGGGCAGGCTCGCTTTGATCCCTACGGGCGCGATAGGACCGCCTATAGCGCCGTGCACGGCTGGGCGTGGCGCGGGGATGCTGGGTGGACTGGTGGCGCGGGGCGGAACGAGCCGTGGCTACGGATCGACTTTTACATCCGCTCGCCGCGGATCCCGGCGGACTGGACAGAGGCCGCTTATTTTAGGGCTGGAAATTTGGTGGTGGCGCAGGCCTGGCAACCAAGCGGGCATGTCGAGATTGGCGAGACTCACGGATACATGGCAGGCAGCACCCGGGTACGGACCGCCGGTAAAGCACTGCGAGTAACTCCACAGCGGCAACCTAAGCAAGGGAATTTTAAGTTGCAGTTTATGACCGAAGTTGAAAGCGCCACCAAGTCGAGCGAGCTGGCGCGGGTGGCTGGCGACGGATGGCCAGTGTTTTTTGTGCTCGATCCGGATAACGATACGACCGGACACGAAACTACATTTTTCGGGCCGATCGAAGCGAGCGATATGGCTAAAAGAAATTACGATGTGTGGGATCGCGTTATAAAGATTCAGGAAATGCTTTAAGTTCCGATCCCTGGAATTTCCCGGGGGCGGTGTGGCAGAGGGGTAATGTCAGATGTCCAGATTGAGTAATGCTCTCTTTTGGTTTTTGTTGTCGGTGTTGGTGTTGGTGGTGCCGGCTTCCGTCGCGGTGGCTGGAGACGAGGACGAAAACGGCGGGGACTTGGAGGCGATAGCGACGATGCCAGTTGTACCAGAAACTTATGATCGAGTTTTGGAATTGACGGAAACTGCGGGCACTGGCCCCTACGCGCTGCTCGGCCATCCCGGCCCGGAATGGCGCAACTTCCGCGCGGCCATTGCGGATGGCGGCGCGGTCTATTACGCGGTGCAGCAGGTTGGAAATGGTTATGAAGTCGGCATCGGCACGCTGAGCTACGGCACCGGACCGAGCGGGGCGGACGTGCTCAACAGGACGTCTATCACCATCAGTTCGAACGGGAATGCGGCTGTGAATTGGGGCGGTGGCAAGAAAACGATTTTCGCATCGTGGCCGGCTGACCGGTTGAGGCTGCAGGCGGTACAGCTCCAGCTTAGCACTGAGCCGACCTATGCATCAGGAATAGCCGAAGAAGTTGTATGGACTACTGAAATTTATGACACTGCGAATACTTGGACTTCGGGCTCTAGGATCACGGTTCCATCGTTCGCGAAACGCGCTCGTGTCACATTTACCGCAAGGGGTCTTGGAAACGGATATTTCAAACTCGTTAACATTGACCATGCGATTGATGCCGGCAGCGGTTTTAGGCAGAAGTTCACCGCTGATTTCCCACTTTTCGATGACGAAGCAAATGCTTCGGTTTGCTCTGGCTGGCTAGTAGTAGAGCCGGGCGATCGGCTGGCTATCGAGGCACTTGGAATCGATAGCGTAATGTCCGAAGTGGTTGCGGCGCTCACCATCGAATGGGGCAACTAATCCGCCTCGCGGGAATTGGTTTATAATCCCAACCACGCCAAAGCAATCCGGCCGCCACTGGCCACCAAGAATGAAACCTGCCTCGATCCATCAAAACACAGGAGCCTCCCAATGTCGAGCACTGACACCGTCAATTACGCCCAGATTGTTTCAAGCCTCCTCTGCGCCGTCACCGGCGCGGCCGCCAGTAGCTACGAGGGTGACAACAGCATCCGCATGCATCGCGAAATCTGCGCCATCGAGCCTCACCTGTTTTTCCCTTCAAACGACCTCGCCCCAAACCTGGACAAGCTCGAGCTCGTCGCGATTTGGGTGGGCCATTGGATCAATGAGAACAGCGACCTCGACGACACGGACGGCGTGATCTGGCCTGACGTGCTCGCAAACGCGCTTGCGGCGAATCACGAGGAAAACGGCACGCCCCTTTGCCCGCCCATGATCGAGCTTCTGCGCGAGCTCGCTGGCCGCCTGAGCGCCACTGCCTAATTTTTTGAAGTCGAAAGGGTAATCCCGCAAGCTCCGAAGTTTACAAATAAGCGCTCCTCTCAAGGGGCGGCACGTGTTACCCGCGCGCGCCGCCCCTTATTCTTTTTCTTTAGCGCTTTTTCGCAGCGCAAAAAGATTGCCGAGACGACGACTATTGCGATATTGCGCTGTGTCGTTTCCCATAAAAGGTTTACGATTCGCTGGCCAGCTTGCTGTCGCTATCCCGGGCTGTCATGGCCTTGGAAACATATCATAATTATTTAAGAGCAAATAAAAAGGCCCCTATCGAAAGAGCCACACGCTCCGATAGGGGACCGAGGAGAAGAAGATGCGCTTTGAGTCAGTGGCGGATTAGCCGCACTTAGTGCACGCGCGCATGCACTCGCCCGGCGCCCAGGTGAACGAATCGGTGAAATACCCAAAATGGGTATAACCCGATGGTTCGCCGGGCACGGTGTAGGAACAATGGCGGGACACGGTCCCCATGTCGATCATGGCGGAATCTCCTCATCTCGCTGGCCGGCTCGTTTGCCCGCCTCGATGTGCAGACTGTATACGGTACAATGCACCCTGTCAACAGCCTGCGCAAAAAAACATCAGACTATTTTGCAGCCAGCCTAGCGCGCCATAGACTCACCCCATGGACGCACGACAACGCCTCGCCAAGCTCCTGCATGATCAGCCCATCGGCCGCCCTGCTGCCTACAGCCCACCGTCGATCCTCGCTCCTGCCGCCGCTGGTACTCCGCCACCAGCTACCACACCAGCGGCCAGGACGTCCGCCGTCATCCCCTACACCATTCCCGATGCCGGGCGAGATCTCAAGCTCGACCCGGCGATCATTGAGGCCTTCGCCGCCGTGGAGTCGGTTCAGGGGGCATTTGATTCTACCGGCCGACCGGTGATCCTTTTCGAGCGCCACATTTTCGACCAGAAAACCAATGGGGCATACAGGGCCGAGGCGCCCGATCTCAGCAACCCCAACCGCGGAGGCTATGGCAAGTATGCCGCCCAGCATGATCGCCTCGCTCGCGCCCGCGCACTAGGCCGCGGGGCGGCAGACGCGGCGGCAGTAATGGCCACCAGCTGGGGGAGGTGGCAAATCATGGGTTTTAACCATCTGCCGGCTGGCTTTATGACCCTGCGTGATTTTGAGACGGCTATGCGGCGCAGCGAGGCCGACCAGCTCCGAGCGTTCGTCGCTTTCATGAGACACGAGGGGATTGACGGGTTATTGCGAGCGGGAGACTTCGAGGGTGCTGTGAGAAAATATAACGGCACTGGCCAAGCGCTCTATTACCTTGGCAAGTTTAACGATGCGCTAAAGCGGGCGAGAGAAAAAAAGCGCAAGAAGTGATCCGCCACAAAAGGCATGCGCCCGAACCGCGCTAAATGGACTCGGGCGCATGCTGGCCTGGTTATTGAATGCAATTAAGGCTTAATTAATAACCTTGTTTTTAGAATCTTGGCAAGTTCTGGTCGCTCTCGCTTCAGCATGTCGCGGGCCGCAGTGGTTGTAATTACGCCTAAACCCTGGTTAGATTCCAGTAGATTTACCAATCTATTGAATTCTGCAAATGTTTTTCCTCCGCGTCTGCCGCCTGCAATTACTTCGTACTTCATTTAATTAAATCCAATTCGCACCATGCTTGATAGTTCGGAGTGTCTTCTTCTTCGAAAATGTCATCAGGGTTACCAACAGTCAGCGTAACGCTTCCCATGGTAACCAGCCTGCCGGAGCCATGCGAAGTAGACCCTTTGGTTTCATTCAAAAATAGTGACATAGAATCTTTTTCTATTTCTGCCATGTCGCATCCTCACGCGAGATTGTCTCCATAACCATCGCGCGCGTCCAGCACTTTGCGCACATGGTGCGCATTCCAGTTGGGTTAAAATATTGCCAACCATCGCGAAAGCACGCGGCGAACCACGCGCCATTCAGCGATTTGAATATGAACATGTCGCCTTCGTTTTCGTGCGGCCTCATGTTCGAAATGAGATCGGAAATTGCTGCTTTCCTATCAGTACCTGAACCACGAACATCGCCAAACCATGCGCGCCAAAATCGCGGGAGCTGGCGCTCTACCTGGATATGAACTTTTGCTAACGCATCGTCTTTCATTTGAATTCCGCATCGTTCCGATGATTGAACTTGCCAGAGAGAATTGCGCGTCGGTAGGCGGATCCCTCTTTGTGGCCGCGGCGATATATCGGACTCGGATTTCGATTCAGACCTCGTGGCAGGGATAAGCTAGGAGATATTCCCAGCAGTCCGCAGCACCTGCCAAGCTCTTCATAGCCATAAAGCGTAGCGTTGCCGATTTTGATATTCAGAATGCGCTCGGAATATCTGTTTGCGTCTTCGACAATTGCCAGAATTCGCGCGCTCATGCGGCCAATGCGCACCGATTCTTTGACGTATTCCAGGATGTCAATACTTGGATTTTGCATGACCTATTCCTTAACAATACCATGAAATGGAAAAGATCCATATTCGCAATATTCAGCTTATCCGCTGCTCTTCCTGCTTACGCACCCGCACACGTAGGCTTTTCCGCCTACGTCATCCTGAATAAAGCCCATGCCGCCGCAAATGTCGCAATCTTTATCGGCTCTATTCAGTGCTACCAGCGCGGCAGATAATAGCTCGGCGTTATTGATTTTGTTGGTCGCCGTGTCCAGCTCCTCTTGAGTCAAAACTCGCCTGGAATGCAGCTGTGATCGCTGGCACTCATTGTCGCAGGACGAAATAGCTTTTGCGAGCGCGTCGACCATAGCCGCTTCGCTGCTTTTCAGGGCGGCCAGCTGGCGAGGGTATGGCAGGCTCAGTGGGCAGATGCCGAGCGGCTGTAAAACATTTTCAAGCTCGGCGGCTAGTCGTGCCGTTATGTGTTGCCAGCTCATCTGCTCGACAGCGAAGCCGGCATCGGCGACTTCGTCCATAACCTCTTTGATTTCCTGAGCGATAAAAAGGCAATCGATCAGGAAGGCTACATTTGATGGCAGGCTATCAAATGGGTGTCGACACGCCCAGGCAACGTAGCAAATTAGTGCCGTGCCGGGAATGCTAATCGCGGCGGTATAGATCACCGGCGCGATTACGTGCCAGGTTTCAGCGGTCATCTCGCACCTTCATTGGAAGCGAAATACCACGCCAGGAGGCCATCATCTCCGCGGAGGCGATACGCAAAGCCTCCGCCGAATTCGGTTTTGTCAGCAGTCTCGAGATCAAAGGCCGAGAACATCTGAGGCCGCGAATGCTGGCCAACTTTATACATGGTAACCGCCCTTGGACCGGTGTATTTAATGCATGCGATCGGATCTAAATCGGCCGCCTCGAGCGCTTCGGCGGCCGATGCCCAGTCAGTAAAAGAGCCGATCGGCGTCTCGTAAGGGTTGGTGTTGGTGCTCATGTTTGGATCTCCTCATCTCGCCGGCTGGCCCGTTTGCCCGCCCCGATGTCCAGACTGTACAGGGCACAGCGTGCCCTGTCAACAACTATCTTTGTGGCGTGTGCATGAAAAGTATCCCGAGGATTGCACCCAGCCCGGCAACGCTGTGCCAGTCAGGACCGACTCGCAGTATGCGACGGCAGCGCCAGCCAGCGCGCCAATGGCCGCGCATACCAGTTTGTCGAGGGCACTCATTGCGCAGGGGCCTTGTCCGTCAGGTTATCCAGGAGGTCGCACGTGGCCACCCCTGCCGCTGCCGCGGCCACGTCTGCAACGGGCGGCCTACAGGCGAACCGCTCCGCCATGGCCAGCCATCGCCTCCAATAGAGGCAGGAGCCGCTCGAAGGGCCCCTGCCGACGTAGCCAGGCGGCAAGCCAGCCGTACCGCCATCTAATTTTGCATCTCGCCTCTCAACTGGCGCCCATTCCGACGGGCCGGCGTCTCCCTTGCTCCGGTTAACAGATGCCAGGGTCGGGACCAGGTTGGCTAGGTTGTTGGCCACGCCAATCAGCTCGGCCCTGCTCATGGCGCGGATCCGCTCGCAATCCTCCCAAAGATTTTTGAGCGGGTAAATGTGATCGACATCAAAAATACCCGGCGAGACGTCGGTGTAGATTTTTCCGGTGTAGATATCGAGGCCGCTCCACTTTTTGATAGTGCAGCCGTCCGCGCTCAAAGTGACGGACGTGGCCGCTGCGATCAAAACCCTTTCGCGAGTATCCAGGCACGCGCCAGCCCATCCCGGGCCGAAATCTGCGCGGTTATAGCGCGGGCGCGCCTCGCAGGCGGTGGCCGGCGGCAGGGAAAAAAGTGCGAGCACTAGCGCCATTGTGGAAATCATTGTTTTCCTTCTTTCTTGTCAAATACGACGGCGATCCTGCCAAGCATTCTCATATGGCCAATGGCCCTTCTGCGAACAAACTCTTCAATGGTTTCTGTGTATTCTTCACTGTCTTCGTCGGTATACTTTCTACCATCAGTTTCGCTAGTCCAGATTTGATTGCCGAGAAATTCAATACAGCATTCTTCAAAAAACCCACCACATGCGAAAAGTTCAAATGGATTACTGATGCCAACGCCATCTTCTGTTTCATCGAGTTCATTAAATTCCTGATTCAGCTTGATTACTATGTCGAGAAGTTCCATAGCCTCGCTGGTTCTTTCTTTCTTTTCGAGAATCTCCATGCTGCTCATCCTTTTTCTGTTTCACGTGGAACTATCAAATAAGCCCTAAGCAATGCGGAATCGTGAGAATTGCCAAAGCTGGCCACTGCCGATCTTTTTCAGCTCTTCTTCAAGCTCTTTGACGCGAAGTTCGAGCGATGCGATTTTCGCAACCATTTCCTTGCGCTCACTCCGTAGCGCTCTAACTTCGCTGATTCTCTGGTCGTCCAGGGTATCGAGAGACGTTGCCATTATTGCTTTCTCCTTTGTGGGAATTTTGGGCGCAAAAAATGGCGAGAAGCAGCGCCTCTCGCCCAATGCAGCCTATTAGGTCCGCCGATGTCTAAAAACTGAACGTTGTGGGGCTCGCGCCGCCAGTACAGTTGTAGCTAACGAATCCGTTAATCGTTTTCGTGTCATAGTTTTTGTCAGTTACTACCAACCTAGTCCCGTAGGTACCGGTACCGATCGTGGTAGAAGTGGTGACAAATTCGACCGTCTGATCACTGTCGCTGCCGATGCGCTGCTTTGCGCGAACGGGGAGCGCTCCGAAATCCCATAAGAACGCATACCCGGGTTTTCCGCCGCTGGCTTGCCCGGTGAATCGGATTCGGCAGTCGCCATCGTTTGCGGCGGGAGGCGTTACGGTCACTGACCAGCCAGCGGCAAGGCCAGTCTCCGGAGCTGTCGGCAAATTACTATTGCCGCCATCTTTGTTGCATGCGTACGTCAGCAATGCAATGGCGACCATGGCAATGCGCGCGATGATTCTTTTCATTTCTTTTTGCTCGCTTTCAGAGTTGCTTGATCGAATTGTGGAATGATCGGTGGACGGTTAAGGGCCTCGACAGTTTCGGCCTGAAGGGTTTTCAAGACATCCAAAACATTTTGCTGAAGGTTTTGGATGTCATCTGGATTGCATTCTACCGGGCGCAAGTCTGCATGCCGCCCGCTCACTGATCCGCGCCAAATGTGCCAGGAATGATTTCGAGATACCCGGTAGGACCGGCGGCCTTCAGGACATTTTCAAGATCGTCCGCAATGTCCGCGCAGGGCCGCCCCTGTTCTGGCCATTTACTTTCGAATTCATTTACCACGGCAATTCCGCCGTCAATCCTTTCGAGTTGGTGGTGGTGGTCGGGCGGCTTTAGCGAATTGACGTCGCTCCGCAAGTTGATCAGCATTTCACCGATACCCTTTACCGACTCACGACACTCAGATAGCTCTTTACCGGCGCGCTTGCGCAAGTCACTTACCAGCAGCTCGATTTCTTGTCGCAGCGCTGGGCCGATCGCCCGATCCTGGTCGCCGCCCGCGGGTTCGTATCGAAACCTGATAGCAACCGGGGCGGCGCCCACCAGCTCGCGAAAGTCGATTGCCGCGATAGTGCTGGCTGTCGCCGGGTCGCTGGTGCACGCCAGCACGGCGCCCGGGTCAGCGGCGCTCCGCTTGACGCGAAAACAGGAGCGGCCGCCGTAGTCTGCGCGGGTTTCTACCGCGCCAACCATCACGCCGCGCCATTCTCCTCCCCTTTTTGCGTTGCTGCTTTTTGCCATGTCCGGCAGCAAATCGAGCGGCCGAAACCCGGTGCCGGAGCATCCTGGCAGCAGCAGCGCCAGAATAATCAAAAGGCTTCTCGTTTTCTTCATTTCTGTGCGTCCTCTTTCTTGATTTTCAGAATTTCATTTACTTGCGATCCGCAATGGAGGCAGAATTTTTTACCTCCTATGATACTGGGATATCTCCAGTGATGATCGCACGATTCGCATTGTTCAACCTTCTCCATTACCTCTTCCAGAAGATCAATCGCGAGTGGAGCGCTCATGGCGCGCTATCCATCGCAATAAAAACAGCAACGATTGTCTCATTAATAACATGCACCCGCCTTCCTTCAATCTGAGCATCATGCGAAACGCGTGAAAGTTGCCACGATTCAAGCTCATATCCATGTGTATTGCTTGTGGATATCAATCGCTCAAATCCTTTTGATAACATTTCAGTTTCTGGAGAAATGAAACCATCTACCCAGTTGACCGCAACCTCGCCGGTGATGCGCTTTTTGTTTTTGGCGTTACTCATGGCGCTTTCGCCTCCTTTTTCTCATGGCCTAGAGAATCGCCCGCCGGATGAAATACTGGCCAAGACCGAGCAACGACATTCCGATTCCGATCGCCACATCCTGCGGGATGGGAATCGGATGGCCGGTATAGAAAGCCACTGCGTAGACCGCGCCAGCAACGGCGGTAATCATCGCAGTGGTTTTCGCCTTGGACGCCCGGCCTTCGCCAGGAGCTTCGAGAACGCCCTGATGCATAGATTCCGGCATAAGAGATTATTCCTTTCCTTTTTCGAGCAGCTTCCACGATTCCATTGGGCCGCCCGGGGTTGCGCGACTAATCAGATTCTCGAGTGCGTCAATTTCTGTTACGCCAAGTCGCGGCGTGTTGCGGCTGGCTAGGTAGCCAGAGAGTCGACTATACAGAGCGGACATGACAGCGCCGAATAGCATGTCCGAGAAGTCGTAATTTCTCGCTTTGCGAACAGGGCCACAAAGGAAATTCGCCGGCTTGCTGTCTACCGCGCCAAGCTCGGCGAGGATCGGATTAATTGCCGCTGGCGCGTAGTCCTCAAGATCATTTCCCTTAATCGCGAGCGCCTCCGGCAGGGCCGCTGCGCCATAAGACACGGCAAGGGCAGTGATTGCATAATGCGGCAGCAACTTTAGCCTCTCGAATATCAGCATGGCAGGGTTGTCGTCGCCATGATCGAGACTGCCGGCCCCGACGTGAGCAGCCACGGCGTTATGCCACAAACGGAGCCACTGCCGCGCCCTGCGGGCCGCCTGCGCCTCTTCTGGCCGCTCGGGTACCAAGAGCCTGCCCGAGGTGTCTCGCGCGTGCTGGGCCAGCTGGCCGGAGCCGCAGAAGCCAGCTCGCGGCCCGTCCAGGTAAATAAAGCGGATATCGCTGCCGGGATCCCCGAAGGCATCTTCGGTGATCGATGATCCGCCAAGGGCGACTTCTGGAATGATCGCCGGTACGATCCCGGGATCGCCGGCACCCGCAACTCCGGGAGCCGCTTTCGCTCCAATTGTTGACACGAGGTAGACCGGCGCATTTGCCAATTTGATCCGCTGCGATATTGCCGCTTTTGTTTTTTCGTTCCAGCAGGCACTATCGAGGCAGTGATCGTCTTTTTGATTGATCTCGGCGAATAGTGGCGCATCGGCCCCCGTGCGGCGAGGGCAGTTTTTACAGGCACCAGCGCCATCGATCAGGAATTCTAGTCCTGGATCGAATGGCGCCTCGCTGATCCTGTGCATTACCGATTTACACAGATCCTCGATATCCGCCCCGCTGGGTTTCGCCAGTAACCGGAAGCGGGCGATTTGCCAAAGCTGCTCTTGGGCTGGCTCGGGCATCCTGGCGATCGTTTCGAGCGCTACCGCGCCCCACCCATAGACAGGAGATTTGATATCGTCGCTGGCCGCTCGCCAGCTGGCCGACAGGTTAAGCAAGCAAAGCCTGCGCCTGAAAAGATCCGGCGTTACGCCCGCTCGTTTCGCAGCTGCCGGCAGCGATCCGCCGCACGCGTCAAAAATCATTTTGTAAGACGTCGCCTCTTCAAGTGGGCGAATCCCGCGCCGCTTAAGGTTACCATCTGCAGTAGCCAGCGCGGCGGATGCCTCATCCATGCCGCCCACCATTGCGGAAATGGTTGTCTTGCCGAGGTGGTGGTGGGCGCGGACGCGGCACTCCCCCTCGATCAGCAAAAACGTTCCATCATCTTGCGGCCTGAGTCGCACAGGGCAGATGAGGCCGACGCTCGCGATACTCGAAGCCAGTCCGCGCAGGCCTTCTGGCCCTTCGACAACGGCAGGCGGCAGCTCGGAAAATGGTGCGTCAAGCGGCTTGCCGGAAAGCGCCACTCGGTGTTGGTGTGGAGATTGCCGAATGAGCCGCAGCTCTACCTCGGCAAGCTGCGGTTGATCGATTTTCTTTTTTGGTGCCGACGTGCTCACTTCTGTCCTTTCTTTGTGGGAGCCGTGGTCGAATTGTAATCATTACCACATCCTGGGCATTGCGAGGTATCGGCGTTGACCAGCTCCGCGGATCCGCAGCTATGACATGTCTTAAAAATTGCCTCACTCAAAGGTTTTCACTCGCTTTCTTCAGGTCGGTTAGTTTGATCTCACGGAGCTTAATTCTTTTCGCTCCAGTTTCGAAACCGATAATAACAATCCTATTTCCGGCCAGCAACCACGGCTTACAGATTTTAAGATCGAGAATCTTCCGAGCGCGGGCCGACATGTTGGTTATCGAAGTTGCCTGAATAGCTGTTACACCAAGGCATCCAACGCGCACGGCGACCAAATCGAATCCGCCAAAAAGATCTACGGTCGTATGCTTGACGGTGCGATTGCCTTCTTCGTCTTTCCCAAAGTGCCGCGGCAACCGTTTCTCAACAATCGCGACATGCCAGCAATAATCTAGGCCGACTTTCGAAGGAAGAAGCCAATGGAATCCGGGAGAATTGGAAAGGCATATATCCTCGAATGCAGCTAGCTTCTTTTCGCTCAGTGCGCATTCCTCGAAAAGCTTTTTAGTCAGCCCCGATGTGGACACCCGGCGAGCGCGTCCGCGCGGGGCTGTGGTACCATCGCCGGAACCTGATCCCCTGCGCTCAGGCTTTGCGGGCCGAGTGCTCGCCCGGGAGCTCGCCCCGGTGTTGGCTTCGGCTCCGCTATTTTTTTGTCTTCTCAAGACACTTCCCATCCAAGTTTAACCAGCTCGTCTATTTCTTCTTCTGTAAATTGCGGCCCATATCCTTCGATAATTATTCCGCCCTTTCCCGGCAAGAAGAATAAATGCATTCCTCTCTTGTCATGCCTAACAATTTTGCATGTAGATCCGTCGTTGTCATATCCAAAGAAAGATCCAACGGCTGGGATTGCCTCGTATTGCACTATCTTACTAATCGTTGTATTGGTTTCAAGAATCCTGAAGTAAATTGTAATATCAACCATCTTTTCACCTTTTAACCTTCCATCAATTCGGCCATACTTCTTTTAAGTCGCGAAGCAGGAGATTCTTCAGTCACTTCTTCTTCTATTTCTTCCGCGCAGTTATCGGCATAGCTAGCCTGCCTGAGTCTATAAATCAGGGCAGAATGCCGCGCAGTTTCTCGCGCATCCTCGGCGGCTCTTGTTACTGCCTCTTTCTGACCGACCAGCACCACTAGCCGGCGACCGCGGGTTATGCCGGTATAAAGCAGCTGCCGCTTTAACATGATCGCGTGTCTAGTATGGACAAACATGATCACGATAGGCGCTTCTCCACCCTGGGCTTTATGCACCGTGCAGCAATAGGCAAGATCAAGATCTCGCAAATCATTCCGGGCGTACTCGACCTTCTCGCCATCGATTTCCACTTCAACAACGCTGCGCTCTGCCGACATTGCCGTGATGTAACCCTGATCGCCATTAAAAACACCAAGACTCAATCCGTAATTATTGCGCTTTTGCATTACGCGGTCGCCGATGCGCAATTGCTCGCGCCATGGTATCGGCTCCCCATTTGGATTGAGTGCCGCTTGAAGTCTCAAATTCAAATCGTCAACGCCACCGACATATTTCTTCATCGGTGACAATACCTGTACGTCTCGCGGCGTGAGTTTCAGGCGATTGGGCGCACTTTGCGAAGCCAGCTTGACAATTAAATCAACAGCTTCATCAGCCTCATCCGCCTCTACGAAATAAAAATCTCCCGGGTTGCCGCGATCATTGAATTTAGGGGGAAGCCCGGCGTTAATCCGATGCGCCGCCATTACGATTGCACTTTCTGCCGCTTGCCTGAACACGTGGTCCAGGTGGGCAACCATCACCGGGCCGCTGTCGATCAAATCGCGCAGCACCCGCCCGGGGCCAACACTGGCCAGCTGATCAGGATCACCGACAATCACCACGCGGGCGCCATCCGGCGTAGCTTCGAGCAATTTTGACATCAGCTCGATGTCAACCATCGATGTTTCGTCGATCACTAGCAAATCGATAAAAAGTCGATCGTTCGAATGGTAGCCCCATGAATTGCCGTTATATTTTAACAGCCGGTGGATCGTCGAAGCGTGAAATCCCGTTGCCTCGCGCATCCTTTTTGCCGCCCGCCCGGTCGGAGCGCAAGCGGCGATACGCATGCCACCTCTGGCGGCCATGTCGAGGATCACTTTTAGCAGGGTGGTTTTACCCATCCCTGGGCCGCCGGTGATAACCAGCACCTTGGCGTTGCCGGCGACGGCATCGACAGCGGCGCGCTGTGAGTCGCTCGGTTCGAGCTCGCCCCATATCGGCTCAGCCATGACCGACTCGCAAGACGCGGCCATGATTTCCAGTAGGCGAGACGCCACCGAGCATTCCGCCCCGTAAAATCGCGGATGGTAGACGGCTGGCCCATCGACTATTACGCCCTCGCAGTCCGCCAGTTCGCCAATACATGGCGCGATCTTCTCTTTTGTCAGTTTCAACAGTCTAGCCGATGCCGATAAGAGCTTTTTGCGCGGCAGAAAAACGTGGCCCTCGCCGCTCGCCTCTTCGAGCGCGTACAGGATGCCGGCATTGATCCGCGGCTTAAAATCAAGCGGCGTACCCATGCGCTGCGCGATCTCGTCCGCCGTCAAAAACCCGACGCCTTTATAGTGCGTCAGGCTGTACGGATCGTGCTGCACGATAGCCGCGGCCTGGTCCCGGTGATCGCGCAGCAGCCTGGTGCACAACCAATCGGGCACGCCCCACGAGCGCAACAGGACAGACGCCTCCGCCTCCTCGCGCCGCCCCTTGATGCTGGCGATAATGTCCGCGGCAAGAGCCGGGGTGATGCCCTCCACCTCGATCAGGCGCGAGGGATCCCTGTAGACCACCTCTAGGGCGTGATCGCCAAAGCGGGCGATGATGGCCCTGGCCCTGACCGGACCTACGCCAGCGAGTGTCTCGAGCCAGCTACGGAGGCCGGCGACGTCTTGTGGCTCCTCCACCACGGCGGCCAGCACCTGTAGCTGCTTACCCCATCGCGGGTCGTCTTGATACCTCGCGCGGAGCCTGAGCGTCTCGCCGGGCTTTATGCCCGAAAGCGCCGTTCCTATAGCGGCCACCGACTCGCCGGCCGCAAGCGGAATCGACTCCGCCGCCGTGACTATTTGCACGGTGGCGCTTGTCCACCCGCTCTCCGCCTTGGCGTGGCGGATGCGCTTGACTAATGCCACCACTTCGGCGGCGGATGCGTCGGCCGCGCGCCGCTTTGCCTCAAATGTACTGACTGCTGCTGCCATCCGGTAAAACCTCCAGGGGCCCAACATAGCACGGTGTACCGCGTGCATGTCAACTATTGCATGTTACACCGTTGCATGTCAGGATGGCCCCGCTTGGTGGATCAACCACCCGGCGAGCGGTCGAAAGGGGCCCAATGAGCGCAACGCAGTGCGAAGGCGACGCTATCGCCACAGAGGACCGGCGCGAGCCGGAAGCGAAAAAACGGACGCGGAGGCGTAAGGTCGGCTCTGTCGACACCAAGGCCAAGCCACTCGGGGTACGCCTGCCGGCTAGCATGGCGAAGCGTATCGAGGCATGGCAGGTGCGCAGCGGGGAGGGTAACGTAGCGCAAGCTTTGCGCTACATGGTGCAGGCGGGCCTAGACACCAATCCCGGCCCGCGCGAGGTCGGCCGCTTGCCACGACTAGAGCCAGGTACGGAAGCCGGTAACTATCATTTTTCCGAGGAAATGTTGGCCAAGCTTGGCACACTCAGCGCCAAGCTTGGCGGGACGCTGTCGCGCCATAGGTCCATTCTGATCTGTATTCAGATTGGGCTAGCTGTCGCGGAAGCTGCACTGGAAAACAAACAAGACGGAGGTGACGAGTGAAGATCGGTGCAAAAACAGAGTTTCGAGTTCCGAAGAAGGGTATGCATGATGCGGTATTCGCAGAGTGCGTAATGATGCCAAGGGGGCCATATGGTCCAAATGCTGCAATTATCTTTTTGATCGACGAAACCGATCAAAAGGGAAAGCACCTGATCACATTCTTTTTCTTCAATCCGGACGCAGGTTTTGGTTCTCCAGAAGGAAAAAAGGGATCCGCGTTTAGGCGTCTTTTGCAGAATATTACGGGGCACACTTTCACCCCTGATCAAATCCGCAAAATCGCTAGCGGAAAATCTAACTGGAAAATTGAGGACATGGTTGGGCATCCATGCAAGATTTTCATTAAGCACAAGCAAGGAGAAGACAAAGACGGTGAAGAAAGAATCTTTGCCAGTATCGATGTTGATCTTTGCGAACAGGGCGACAATAGCATTGATCTTGAAGGCTACGTCCCATATGAGGAGCGCAAGAAACAGCGCAGTAACGAAAGCGAAAGCGGCGATGGCGAGGAAGAAGAAAAAGCGCCACCGAAGAGCAAAGGCCTGACTCGCCGGAGTGCTGCGAAAAAAATTGACGAAGAAGAAGATGACGAATCCTTTGAACCGTCGCTCGAGGACGACGACGAACCGCCAGCCAAGTCAGCCAAGCGCAAAAGCAAAATGGACGCGGCGCCGTGGGGCGATTGAGGTAACTCGCAATGACGATCCGAATCGGAGCCGGAGGCGGTAGCGCCAGCGGAATTAAAATCGGCGCGAACGGTTTTGACTTGCCGGTCAAGGTGACCGCGAGCGAGTTCCCATGGCGCTACCGCTCCAGCTCCGGGGCGGGAATCCTCAGCGTTACCGAAATCCTTAACCTGAGCCACATTCGGGTATTGCCAAGCGGTATCGATCCGAAAGTGATTCGCAATGCTGGCGAGCGTGGCACGGCAATACATTCGCAAATCGAGAAATACTTGCGAAACGGTGATATGTCCGATGACATTGCGTTTTCGGAAAGCTCGCAAGCCGCTCCGCATCTTCAAGCGTGGCTCAATTGGAACGATCTAGTAAGGCTTGAACCGATTGATCTGGAGATGAGGATTGATTATGAGGTCGCTGGTGTTAAATACGCCGGCACTAGCGATTTTCTCGGCAGGATCGGCGCCTATAAAAAGCGCGCAAAGTGGCTGATCGATTGGAAATCAAGAGAGGTGAAGTTTGGCGACCTACACCAGATGGTTGCCTATAAGCGCGCGCTTATTGCCGCCGGTAAAATGAGCCCAGAAGATGGGCTGGCCGTTGTCGAGGTTTTGAAAAGCGGCGTGCGCTGGATTGAGGTGCCAATGAATCGACTCCACAAAAACACAAGCGAGAGCGCGGCCTGGCGTCTTTTCGGTGCCGGCGCGCTCATTGCCTATCACAGGGTAGAGCAGGGAGATTTTGCAGATGAGTACGCGAGCAGCAGCGCAGACGAAGAAATCGACGAAATCGAGTAGCGATCCAGTGGTGATACAGCTCGAACAATCTCAGCGTGCGCAGGTATCTACCGAGCTGGCGCAGGTAAGCAAGCTTGCCATAGCGGCAGCCAATGCACTCAATAACGAAATCGTTACCGCTGACGATTTGCGATTGGTTACGGAAATGCTTGAAGGTCCAATACCAAAGGCACTTGACCGAGCTGAAGAAATCTTCGGGCCAATGCAAAAGGCGGCAAATGCTGCCGTGGCTGCAATTCGTAAACAGCGTAAAGAAATCGAGGGGCCAGTTCTTGATGCAAAAAATACACTCAGAGCGGCTCTCCAGAATTACGAGATACGGCGGATGAAGGCAGCAGAAGAAGCGGCTGCGCTTGAGCGCAAGCGAATGCTAGAAGAGGCGAAGCTGATTACTCTTGGGCCGCCAAAGAAAGACCCCCTCTCAAGCCTGTATGAGGATGAAGACGAAGATGGCGATCCGATTCTCGACAGCGACTTGATTCTCAGCGAACCGCGCCAAGTTGAACTACTGCCACAAGTCGAGGGCGGCGGTGTTAGCTTTCGCGATAACTGGGGATATACAGTTATTGAAGCTGGAAATCTTAAGGCTGATTTTATGATTCCAGATCACGACAAGATCGCGAAGGCAGTCAGGGCCATTGGCGAGATGGCGATCGGGCTCATCAGCAAAGATCCTGCCGCACCCGCCATATCAGTAGTCAATCGACCAATCCCGGTTGTCAAGCGCAGCTAATCAAATGGCAATGAAAATTGGAGCATCCTCCGATGGCGGGGCGGCTCATAGAATAGCCATGGGCATCGAGCTGGCCATGGCTATTTCTAAAATGGTGCCAGCCCACCTGCTCGAGGGATCGGTTGATCCAGGATCGTTTGATGGTGATGATCCGGCCGACTTGATCATCGAATTAAGAATCAGATCCGCTCAAATTGAAAGCATTCTTGAATTCAAAAGCTCGCTGTTGATAAAGGACCTGCCAGATAAAGAGATCGAGGTCGAAAGCGAATACTCAAGGGAATATCTCAGGCTAGTTGAAAAACCAGGCGAGACACACTCAACGGCTATGCGCAGGGCCAAGCTTTCAACGGCAAGGATGCGAAAAGAACTTTTTCAATTGCGCGCACTGCGCGATTGGCTTGACGAAAAACAAGAGGCAATCCATATGCAGGTTGTTTCGCTGAGAAAGCGCCTTGGATTCATTGAGTCAACAATGCCGATAAGCGGTAATAGCAGATGAGAATAGACGATCTGCTGCACAAGCTAAAGCAGGTCAAGTCGTCCGGCGAGGATCGATGGATGGCGTGTTGCCCCGCCCATGACGACAGCACGCCGACGCTATCTATTCGAAAAAGCGGCGATCGAATCCTTTTGAAATGCTTTGCTAATTGCGAAACGGCTTCGGTGTTATCTGCTCTCGAAATTGAATCAAGGGATCTTTTTGATGACAACCAAACGGAGTGGAAGAAAAACAACTCAATCAGCTCAGCTTTGCAAATCAAAAAATCGACCAATAAAGCCAGCGACGAAGTAAAGCCGTCACTGGCTTTATTATCGAAGAAGTTTAAGTTGCCGGTGGATCATTTGAAATCTATCGGACTGGCTGACTGCTCGCGCGGCGTTGAGATACCGTACCGCAATTTCGACGGATCGTTAGCGTTCTCCCGGCATCGCGTCGCCATGGGTGGCGGCCGAAAGGTAATGCAGCCAAAGGGAATCACCCTGATACCCTATGGCCGCGAGCGATTGTCCGATTTGCGAGCATTGCCGAAAGATCAAAGATCCTTGGTGATAGTCGAGGGTGAATCCGATTGCTGGACATTGTGGCGATGTGGAATTCCAGCAATTGGGCTTCCTGGAGCTTCGAGCACTAAATGCCTAGAGTCGGAAGATGTAAAGAGAATAACTAGGATATTCGGTATTCAGGAAAGCGATGAGGCTGGCCACAAGTTTGTTAAGTCTCTCAAGTCTAGGCTTGACGACATCGGATGGAATGGAGAATACCGGGTAATCAGAATGATGGATCCGATAAAGGATCCGGCCGAGCTTTGGAAATCTAACCCGGCAAAGTTCAAAAAGACATTCACCGAGCTGGCCATGGCTTCTGCGATTTATGGCGAAGAAGAAAAGGAAGAAGACGGCGGAGAAGATCTGCTCGAATCATTAACCTATAGGGTTGACGCAATCGATCGAAAGCCGGTCACTTTTTTATGGGAACCGTATATCCCTAAAAGTGTGATTACCATGTTTGCTGGTACGCCCGGACTCGGCAAAAGCTTTGTGAGCTGTTCGCTTGCCGCGATGGTGTCATCCGGAGATTACCTGCCAGGTATGGACGTATTCGGCGAAGTGAAGCCACCGCCACCCGCCAGGGTTTTAATGTTTTGTACAGAAGACAATGCGAATACCACGGTAAGGCCGCGCCTTGAAGACTGCGGCGCAAATATGAAAAACATCAGGGTATTTAGCGGTCGCAATAAGGACGGGAACGAGGTTAAGTTGTCATTCGGCGACAGGGGATTTGAGGTCTTACGAAAGCTCATTACGGCATGGAAGCCGGAGCTGGTTATTTTTGATCCGATGGTGTCATTTACCGGATCAAAAATCGACATGAATCAACAGAACCAAGTTCGCGGCGTATTGGAGCCGCTGATTAGAATTGCCGAGGAATCCAATATTGCAATCATGCTTGTGGCACACGCAACAAAGGGCGACCTCGCCGCGGTAATGGGGAGCCAGGATTTTACGGCAGCGCCGCGTTCGGTGATTATTGCGCACCCTGATCCGGAAATAGAGCACGGGGAAGAGGGTTGCCTCTTGGTGCACGCGAAAAAGAATCTCACGCGGAGCGGTCAGACTTGGCGTGTTAGAATCGACGGGGCTCGAGTTAATTGGATTGAGGCGGTAGACGTAAATCTAACCGAGATAAAAGCGGCAACCGAAGCCAAGGTGCGCTCGCATGTTTCTCCGGCAGATGTCCTATCGTGGCTCAAAGAGGAGCTGCGACACGGGTCACACGGTGGCACACAGGACGCGCTCGGGCTGTGGTGGGTACCGCTGCCGACCATCATGCAGCGAGCGTCAAAGTACGGCTACCCGCGCGGCATGGTGCATTCTGCGCGCAGCGAAATGGGGAATGTGGTGCAGCGGGAGCGCGGCAGCGAGAAATCTACGATGCATTGGGCGATCGACGTGGCCGCTGGTACGAAAGACAGGCACGGCGCCAGGGTGCGCAAGATGCCCGACTACGGGGATAGCGGAAGCGGAGAGAGCGCCGACTGGTAGCGCGAAAAGTCGATGCGTAGACAAGCAAAAAGCCCGGCTAGGTTGCCGGGCTTTTTGCTTGAATTGGATAATCGCTTTTTATTCTGTGTTCCGAGGAGCAAACGGAACGGCGACCATGCGACATCCAGAAACCTCGGCCCAGGGACGCCAGGCACCGCCGCCACATTCTACCGCGCGTTCGTGGCCATCAACGATGCGAATGGTGCAATACACGTAGCCGTCGTTATTAGTATCGCGGCCGGCGCAGCTGATTCCGACAACGGACAATCCGAGCTCGGTGGCGTAACTTTGCGCCTCGGCCTTCGCGACATCACCTCGGGCGATGAATCGAACCCCGGAACATGCGCCAACTGTGGAGATCACCCATGCCACCGCAATGTTCGCAAGCAGTGCGGATCCGCCGCATCCAATGATTTCGAGCAGTGTCGCAGACCTGCCCGAGGATAACGCTGATCGTGCCATTTCAGACCCCGCCTTCGTTGTCGAGAAGTCCTTGAATTTCCATGGCGGCATGGAGATAGGGCAGGATCCGCGGCTCGTTGACCATCACCGACCCGCCCTCGGGCAATAGCTGGCGGATAGCCGACACGATCTCCGCCAGCGCGATTGAAGGATCCATGCCGGCGTCGAGATCCCGGATGCTGTATCGTCGCGTGTAGACGACGGCGTCATCCTGCCAATGCCCTGCCGAACGGCGAGCGACTGAACCCACTGGCCATCCATGGCTCCCAGGCTCCGAGGTGTGTTTATGGACAAGTACCCATGCAGCCGACGGGGCCGGGCCGATGCCGCCATTGATGCTCACTACGTATTTCGGCGATTCAACGGCGAGTGCCACAAGATCGAGGCCGCGGGCGCGCGGGTAGAGAATGACTGCGGCAACATCGGCGACGATTCCAGTGCTCATGTTCGAATCTCCTCAGATCGTCCGGGTTGGCTCTATCACCTCCCCGATGCCAAAGACTATTTCACGGCACAATGCACCATGTCAAGCGGCAAGCTCTAAAAAAGTCTCGAGATTCATCTTTTTGAATCTCTATCGACCTCTCCAGCCTTCGTAACAATCCAGGTGCGACATTTTGCCGCACCTGGAGCCATGTTGTTACCCTGCGTAACGCCTACTGCGACAAAATGTCGCACCTGCTGGCTGGAAGCTGACAAATAGTGTCAAGTGCGGCATTTTGTCGCACTTGACGGCTTCGCCGGCCCTGATTTACCCTCCGTCCATGCAAAACACAGCACAGCAGCCGGATCGCAACTGGCTGCGGGGATATGGCGCGCGGCGCCTCCCTTCGAGGGTCTCAGCCCAACCGGCTGAGCGGGCACTCCGCAGTGAGTCCCTGCCCGGGAGCGCTATGCGCACGGACTGGCGTAACGCCGCACCTCGGCGGCAATCAGGTAGACGCGAGAGGAAATCCGGGCAACGGCCAGCTGGTCTCAGATGCTGGATCGGAGGACACGCGACATGAGCGGCACCGATTACGGGTACGCCCCGGTCCTATGGGATTCGGCCCTCGCGGGTCGTAAACAGAAACTAACTCTCGCGAATGCCCTGCGACGGGTAACTGACCGCCTTGCCTGGCAAAAAACACCCAGAACCCACCCAGGGAGGCTAAACCACTAAAAGTAACAAAAAACACAACCTGATTTTATATAACGCGCGCTTCGCGCTGGCGTGTACCTCCAACTACCCGGGATCATAGATTAGGGTGGTAATAACAGGGTATAAAACAGGGTACAATTTTTGAGTTACTATTGTGGCTAGCCTTTTTGGGTTGGTTTTAGGTGGTTTTTATTTATTTGCCAGATCTGGGGCGCTTAGTTATTATCCCGAGGGATCCCGGTATGCCCTGCGCGATGGCCGCGGCGGGGAAACGGGAAAAACAGGCAGGGACATATGAGCGAAAGCGAGCAGGTAGAGGACATGAGCAACGGAGAATCCTGGTATGAGGACATCGAGGAGCTCTTGACGGACAAAGAGCGCCAGCCGCTCGGCATGCAGCTGGCGACCGTCACTAGCGAGATTGCGAAAATCGAGGCCGAGAAGTCGATCGCCGTGCGCGGGTTCAAGGACCGCCTCGATTCGCTCGAAGGCACGCAGCGCGAGCTGTCGCGTGGCATGCTCACCGGCGTTATGAAGCGCGTGCGGCCAATGGTCAAAATTTTCGATCAGTTTCGCCAGCTCGTCTATCACGTGGTGGCGGACTCGAATCCGCCGATCATCACGCACGTGCGCAACATGGACGATTTGGAAATGGAACGCGATCATGGCGGCGAGGTCGACGGCGCGATTGTCGAAGCGGCTACCGCGTGGCTAGGCAAGCATCGCGCGCCAATCAAATCCATGATGGCCGAGAATGCCCGCGAAGCGGAGAAAAAGCGCGGACCTGGTCGGCCTCCGAAAGTGGTAGCGGCTGGCCCAAAACCTGCCGCTGGATCTAAAAAGGAAGCGGCGCCTAAATTTGACGTCACGGCGGTTAAGGGTATTTCTCCGAAAGTCAAGGCCGACCTACTCAAAGCCGGGCTGAGGACGGCTGGCGATATCCTGGACGCGGGCGAGGAAGGCCTAGCTAGCGTCAAGGGTATGGGCAAAATTCGCGCCTTCAACCTGATCGCCTATTGCCGCGAGTGGGCGCCTGGTCACGTTGCCGCTACTCCTGCGGCGGTCGCCAGGCTTGAGGCTTCGCCCCTGGCGAAACCGGCGAAGGCCGGCAAAAAGAAGGCGATCAACCTCGATGAGATCTTCGCGGCGGATGGCGATGACGAAGGCGAAGGCGCGGCGGCCGATGCTCTCAATAGCGCCATCGGCGATGACGAAGCCGCCGAGGGCGCTATTGAGCTCGATGTCGAGGATGCCCAGTACGATCCTGATGAGGACTGAGCCGGGCCGAGGATCAGGTTAGGCAGGCATCGAGGATCCCTAGGGATCCGCAAGAGGCGGCCATCATGGTCGCCTCTTGCTTTTGATGGGGTTGCAGGAGGGCATAGGGGCAGGCGTCGCCGCGCTCCAGGGCCGCAAGGGCCTCCGGCACGGTGGCGACGGTAGCGGGCGCCACGGGGGCGCTGTGGGGCTGGTGGGTGATGGTTGGCATGTGATCCTCCCGGTGGGCAGCTCCCGTGCCGCCCTTGCCGTTGATAGGATGGTACAGCGTACCCTCTAGCAATGCAAGAGAAATTTTCAGCGGATTGACGGCGGGTTCGCCGCCCATCGGTTGATCCGCAGACCTGGCAGCGCTCAGATGTGGCCCCGGCTAACCCGGCTCGAAGCCGAGTTTTTGATTTCCATTCAAAGCTTTTCGATGTTCGCTTTTGCAAATTTCCAGCCGCTTCGCTTACCATAGCGCCATAACGGGGGCGTGATGCCCTGCTGATTTTTTGGCGAGATGCTAGGCGAGATGCCATGAAAAAGCGAGATGATGACGAAACCCGGCCCCATGCAAGTGCCGCCGCGGCAGGGGTAGATAGCTACGAAGACGAAGCGGCCGAGATCGATAGCCATTTCCCATTTGATCGCCTCTGCCCGTGGGCAATAGGCAGGAAATCCGGATCTGTCGCAAAAATGATCCCGGCATCTCGCCAGGAGTTTTTTTTTCAGGCTATTTCGTTTGCTGGTGTTTCCGAGCGCGAGGCTCTTAATTTCGCCGGCATTAACGCTGGCCCGTGGTCAAGATTTAAGCGCGTTGCGGAGGAGTGCGCCAAAGCGCTGCGCGATGGCTGGAGTGAGCGCGGGAGCATCGCGGAAATGCGGATGGCCGCCCGCCGCATCAAGCTCCCTATCAGCGACGATGACGGCCCGGCCGATCTCCGAATGCAGCTCGCCGAGCCTGAGCAGTATGCCGCGTTCTGGCGTCGCTACATTTCGTCGCACGTCGAAAGCGAGGTTGCGGCCGCGCGCCAGGTGCATAAGCTCGCCGTTGGTGGCGAGTATTTTACCGATCCGGATACCGGCGATAAAAAGTTCAGGCCGCTGGAAACCCGCACCGAGACAATTGATTACGAGCTGGATAAGCCGCTACCGGGCATTTCTGCAACCGGAAGGGTTGCCGTACCTAATCAGGTCAAATGGCGTCCAATTAAGCGTCGCGTAACGGTAGAAACGCATCCGCCCAATTTTCAGGCTCTTGTTTTTATTTTGGTGCAGCGGTATTCGGAGCGCTGGAATAGTCGCAAGGGCGGAGTTGCTGGAAAGCCGGCGTTTGAATTTGCCGCTGAAATCATGGCAGCTATTGACGCTGCGAATGATTCTGTTCCGGTTGATATCGCCGGATCTGACGATTCGGAAGTTAGAATAAATCCTGGGAAAAAGTAGCTGGCTGATGAGCGGTCAGCAGCCAGCAATCCCGCGGATTAGTTCCCGTTGGTACCCGCTGAGGTACCACGAAGGGCAAGCCGCGTTTTGGAAATCAAAAGCAAGATTCAAAATAATCGCGGCCGGCCGTCGATCCGGAAAAACAGAGCTGGCTAAAAGATGGCTTGTTAAAAAGGCGCTCGAGTGCCGCCGGGCCGATGGCAGGTTTTGCTTTCTGGCTCCCACCAGGCCACAGGCTAAGTCTATTTTCTGGAAAGATCTAAAGGAACTTGTTCCTCATCATCTAAGACTATGCGATCCCATGGAGAGCGAGCTTTGCGTTCAATTAATCCATGGTCCGTGCATTTGGGTGCTGAGCCTGGATATGCCGGCTCGTATCGAGGGCGTGCCATGGGACGCCATCGTTATTGATGAATTTCCAGATGCTCCGGCAGATTCGTGGTCCGAACATGTTCGGCCGACGCTTTCCACTGTCGACCGGTTGGGGCAAGCGGTTATTTGCGGCGTACCTCAGGGAAGAGATCATTTTTATACCATGTGGACCGATAGCATGGCAGATGATGATTACGATCGATTTACTTGGTGGTCTAGCACTGTAATTGGAGATGCCGAGGATTCAAAGGCTAAAAGAGAGCTTGATGAAGATACATATAATCAGGAATATCGCGCGTCATGGGTTTCTTATAAGGGCCGCGTTTATAGGTATTTCAGCGAAGCCAGCCATGTCCGCCCGTGTCGGGGTCTATATTCAATTGATCGCCCGCTGTCTATTGCGCTTGATTTTAATGTGGAGCCCGGTAGTGGTGTAGTTATCCAGGAACACCCTAATCCTTTCGGCAATGGCCCCGAGACTTTAATTCTTGATGAGCTGCATATTCAGCGTGACAGCGACACGCGGCTGATAACACAACAGTTTTGCGAGAGATGGGCTGGCCACCCTGGGAAAATTAATGTGTTCGGAGACGCGTCCGGAGGCGCCAGGGACACGCGGAATTTTTCCTCTACTGACTGGTCGATAGTAAAAACCGAGCTTTCCAATAATTTCCAGGAAATAACGTTTCGCGTGCCGCGGGCAAATCCTCGGCAAATTGATCGGATATCCTCCGTCAACAGCCGGCTTATGACTGCCGAAAAAATATCGCGTCTACGGATCGACCCGCGCTGCAAGCAGACCATCATGGATTTCGATGGTGTCAAGTGGCGGCATGGCGTGCGCGAGATTGACAAGAGTGACCACCTTCGCACCCACTGGGCGGACGGGGTTGGGTACTACCTGCATTACGTCTACCCGGCCGGCCGCGAAGGCAGGCCCCATGGCCGGCCAAAAAAATATCTTGATATTACGGTGTAACTTGTTTAGGATCTTCTGGCTGGCGCTGCGGCCGATTCTGGCTCGCGCTGAGTACAGGAGGCCCCTATGGTCAAGGCGGCGAATGCGCCAAAAAAGCGGCGCAGTGGTAGCGGTATTGCAGCGGGCATCGGTGGCGATGACGTAGAGCTCGATGGGCGCCAGGGCGGCTTATTGGCCCTCCTGGGTGGCTTTAGGCCTCTGCCAGCTGGTCGCATGCGCCTGGTGGTCCCAGTAGCCACTCTGGCCGCCGAGCTGGCCATGGCGGAGCGTTTCCGTCGGGCTGGTGTCTCCAGAATCGCGCGCGGGAAATCTCCGGTCGACGGAGGAATGTTACTGACGGCCAGCGCCACGGCCAGCGCCACGGCTGGGAAGCTCTTGTTTTTCACGACTGACGGCAACCGGTCTGCAAAATTTGCCATTGCTGCCGAGGTCGAGCGGCCGGCTGCTGCGCTCACCAGCTGGAAGGCAGTTGTCGACGCCGCTAAGATCCTGCAGATCGCGGGCGCGTGTTCGGGGCGTATTGCGTTTGAGTTTTTGCCTGACGCTCAGGAATTCTATGTCCTGACCGAAACTGGCGCGATTTATCGCCTGCGCCAGCTTGCGGAAGAGGATCGCTACCCTCAGGAGCCAATGAATTCGGACTCTGAAGTACGCTATGTGGAGGTTACTCATAGCGTACTCTCGCGGTCGCTGGCGCGGGTGCTGCCGCTTATGGGCGCGAAGGATTCTTGTCCCATTCAGATCCGCCTGGCTGGTGGTCTCGCCATGGTCGCCGGGACGGATACGCGCCGCTTAATATGGGCGGTTGATGATGATGAGTGTCTTGCGGCAAATCCTGTTGAGTCCGCAATCGTTGCACTGGTCGACGAGGATGATGTTCGGCTGGTAGCTGATGCAATTGGTGAAGATGTCGATTCAGTTGTAACCATTGGCATGGTTGCCGATCGTGGTCTTTCTTTTCGCAGCTCAAGTCTGGGCAGGGAGTTTTTCTTTAGGCTTGCGGCAGATGGATTTCCTGCTGTTGAAAAGTTTGTTAGGTCGGTTGATTGCAAAAATTTGGAAGAGGCGAGGTTTAATAAAGCCGAGTTGCTCCAGGCCATTGGAATTGTGGCCACGGCTGATGCAATGGCGTTAGTGCTGAGCATCGATGCCGATTCTGGCGAGTGCGCCATGAGCGCAAGGGGTGATGATACTCGCGGATATGTTGATAGTGTTTCTACCGTATTGGGCTGCGAATATTCTGGAATGTCAGGCTTGAAGGGAGCGGTAGCCCTGCGGCATCTGCTGGATGCCGTTGAGTCTATAGGCGACGAAGACGTTAAGATCTTTTTTTGTTGCGAGTCGGCTGGCGATGGTTATGTTGCAAATCAATACAGGGTTACGGACGGCAACGGCGCGCCGTCCATGGCGATGGATGAACCGTGGGTAGTCAGTGTTTTGCTCCCTGTTTCTGGGGTGATTTGAAATGCAGCAGTTTTCGATGTTCGAAGACGTGTTGGAGGCCGATGATATCGAGCCGATTGAAAGCATTATAGATCGGTGTGAAATGGCATTCGAGCCAGGTATCGACAGCGCAGGGCTGATCGATTTGGTTTCGAGCAAGAAGTTTCATCCTGTTGAAATCAAGGCCGGCCCGGCGCTCGGAATATTCAATTCTCCGAATGGGCTGGTTATTGTTTTCGCTGGCGGGCTCTCTAAGCGGCCAGAAAATTTCATGCAGGGTTACAAAGGCCGGGTTGTTTGGCTTTCAGCTCTCGAATGGCTGGAGGTTATCAGTAGTGGCCAAGACGTAGACAGGTTGAGAATTTCCAAGAATTTTCTCTATAGTCTCTCGGCCATTATTGGTGTCAAGGAAATGTTTTCTGGATCAATTCGGCTTTCTGTTGGTGTCAAGATTCTGGCTTTTGGGATAGATCCATGCCGCTGTCCGGAATGGCGTGATTATCTCAACGAAATGCGCGCCAACGATCCCGATGTCTACCGGCAATGGTTGGAATATGCGAAGCTCTCAGCAGGGGCGCTTTGCGACGGCGCTCCTGCTGAGTTTATTCCGCCATGGGCGAAAAAGACCGCACAAAGCTGGGCGCTCGCGCAATTGTCTCGCCGCGGCAGGGTGGCTTTGTTGCCGCCGTGGTACGCGCCCTCGCCGAAAGGGGAATGGATAAACCATCTTCGTGCCAGGCTGATTGAGTGGGAGGAAGATTCGGTGGAGAGGAACTATGAGATATCAAAGAGGGCGCGCACCAATGGCGGCTAGAAAAAAAGGTATCGAGCTCGAGTGTCCATCGTGCGGCGCGCCTTCCGGACGTTATGGTTTCGAGTTAAGTGGTCTTCAGAGGTGGAGGTGCGATGGCGCTGTCCATCACATTTGGCATACTGTCGTATCGAGTAATTTAATCGATATCATTGGTGAGAAGGACTACCACCAGTTTTTTGTGATTCTGGGAAAGCTTAGAAGATCCGATTCGGGTCTGCTAAAGTCTTTTGCTCGGGCGGTAACCATCCTTTTTAAGATCGCAGAAAGGACGAGTTCTGGGCCTGCTGGTCATTGGTTTGTGATGATGAAAGCGGAACGGTTTTTAAGGATTTTCAATTCCGATAGCCAGCTGGCTAGGGCCACGTGGGAGCTGGTCAAGCTCACTAGTGCCGGGTTGAATTATTGCCGCGGTCCAGAGGTTTACAAAAATACAAAAACATTTGATTTAAGACAATACGGGGGAAGGACGTGGGAGGATGCCTTGTCTCAGTTTTTATCGAGTGCCCCGGCAACTCCGTTTGTTGTGATTTCTGGTGTCGGTCGCGTTTTGAAAACGAGAGACAGGCTTATTCAGTTTGGATACGTGGTGGCGCCTTTTGAGATTGATAATGTCCAGTCGTACATTGCGCTCAGAAGAAAAACTCTAGGAGCTTGAATTATGGCCATGAGTCAAGAAAAGAAGACGGAAATGAAAATGCGCCGCGCTCGCCGTGCGGACCTGATCGCGCTTGCGCTAGATGCCGGGCTGCCGGTGCCGGCTTCGAGTCTGGAGCTGCTGCGGAGCCACCAGCTTGATCTTCCTGTTGAATCGCCGCGCCGTCGTCGTGTTGCTAACGCCGAATTGGTAAATGAATAAATTGAATTACGAAGAGTTTATTTCTCGCAAGCTCGTTTACGCGCCGCCTACCGGTATCGCTGGAGCTGTGCTTGCCAGTGAGTATTTTGATGAATTCCAATCCGACATAACAGCGTGGGCACTGCGTCGTGGGCGGGCTGCTATTTTTGCCGCAACTGGCCTAGGCAAGACTCGCATGCAGCTTGGATGGGCCAGTTGCGTCTCCGAGTACACAGGCAGGCCGGTTTTAATCCTCGCGCCGCTGGCGGTCGCTGAGCAAACGAAAGAAGAGGCCTTTAAGGTTGGCATGAGCGCTACGGTGGCACGCGACGTGCGCGACATCAAGCCCGGAATCAATATTACTAATTACGACAGGTTGCACTTGTTCGACGCGTCTATTTTTGGCGGTGTGGTGCTGGACGAGTCGAGCATTATTAAACATCACGATGCGCAAACTTTGCGGCTCTTGATTGATGCGTTCGACCGTACGCCGTTTCGTTTGTGCTGTACGGCAACGCCTAGCCCCAATGATGACGTCGAGCTTGGTACGCATGCTGAATTTCTGGGCATATGCTCACGTTCGGAAATGCTTAGTGAGTTTTTCTGTCACGATGGCGGAGAGACACAGTCATGGCGCCTCAAGGGACACGCAAAGGCGGCTTTCTGGCGATTTGTTTCAAGCTGGGCTGCACTTGTTAGGAGCCCGGCTGATCTTGGCTATGACGGTAGCGCCTATGTGCTGCCCGGCCTCGAAACTATTAACCACGTCATTCCCGCTGATGATAAAACTGTCAGGGCTTCCGGTCGGCTTTTCGCAGCGCCGGCCGAAACGTTAATGGACAGGCGGGCTGCTCGCCGCAGTTCGATAAGCGCCAGGGTTGCCGCATGCGCCGCGCTGGTCAATGCGGATAATGAACAATGGGTAGTTTGGTGCGACCTCAATATGGAATCAGAGGAGCTCGCAGCGTCAATTCGTGGCGCGGTAGAAGTTACAGGATCGATGACTGCTGAGCAAAAAGAAGCGGCGATGTCTGCTTTTGCGCACGGGCGCGCTCGGGTTATTGTCTCGAAGACTGCCATTTGCGGATTTGGGATGAATTGGCAGCATTGTCACAAGATGGCCTTTGTTGGTGTCACGGATTCATGGGAGCGTTACCATCAAGGCGTCCGTAGAATTTATCGATTTGGGCAGGACGAGATATGTAACATTCATGTTTTTTCGAGCGAGATGGAAGGCGCAGTTATCGACAACCTGAAACGCAAGGAAGAGTCTGCGGCGATAATGGCCGAGGAGCTTTCGCGAGAAACCGCTGCAATGGTGCGGGCTGAGATCCGTGGACAATCGCGGCAAACTGATGAATACTTTCCAAGGGTCGACATGTTGATTCCGAACTGGTGCAAAGAGGAGTTTGTTTGAAAGTTATCAATCAAGAATTTGGCAATCGCTTCGCTTTGTATCATGGCGATTGCGTTGACGTCATGCGTGGAATGCCGGCAGCGAGTGTCGATTATTCGATATTCTCTCCGCCGTTTTCGAGTTTGTATACCTATTCGAATTCCGCGCGCGACATGGGAAACGTGCGAAACGATCGAGAGTTTTTCAGGCACTACCGCTTTGCCGTCAGCGAGCTTTTCAGGGTTACTCGCCCGGGGCGCCTGCTGTCGTTTCATTGCATGCTAATTCCGACTTCAAAAGAGCGCGATGGCTATATCGGGCTGCGCGATTTCCGCGGAGAGATGATTCGGGTATTCAAGCGTGCCGGGTTTATTCACCACTCCGAAGTAGTGATCTGGAAAGATCCGGTTACGGCCATGCAGCGCACTAAGGCGCTTGGGCTTCTACATAAAACTATCCGTAAGGATTCGGCGATGTCGCGGCAAGGGATCCCGGATTATTTGGTGACCATGCGCAAGCCCGGGTTAAACGAAAGCCCAATTCCTCACACGCGCGAGAGCTTTCCGATACCACAATGGCAGCAGTACGCCTCGCCGGTATGGATGGATATAAACCCGAGCGACACGCTGCAATTCCGCAGTGCTCGCGAGAATGAGGACGAGCGGCATATCTGCCCGCTGCAACTAACGGTTATTCGGCGCGGGCTCGAGTTGTGGACAAATCCAGGGGATGTAGTTTTTTCTCCGTTCGCCGGTATTGGGTCAGAGGGCTATGTAGCCCTCGAAGAAGGTCGCCGATTTATTGGCGCGGAATTGAAAAAGAGCTATTACGAGCAGGCGTGCAGGAATCTGCATACCGTAGACGGTGGCAAGATGTCGCAAGGGTCGTTGGAATTTCAAACAGAATAGGTGTCAGCATGACCGAAGATGAGATCTTGCGTGGGAAGTATCTTGAATGGCTGCGCGAAACAGTTGCTCTGAAAACTACGTGCAATGGAATGATCGATGAGCATCGAAAAGCTACTAGGGATCTAATTCTCCAGGTTTCCATTCACGATCAATTGATTGCCGGTTACCATGAAAAAATAGATCGACTGGATAAGTCGATCGCGGATTATCGCTCTAGCGTCGCCACGGATCTTCCTGAACCAATAAACGCCAGCGAGATAATCGGCACGTAAACGATGACTTGTAAAATCAAATCGATCCTGGCGCCCAGCGCTACCGCGCACAACACTAGCGATGGTGCTATCGCACACGCGGCGATGGTGCGACCGATCGGCAGCGGTAGGCGCCCGCCGGCCAGCATGGCGACGGCGGCCACAGCACACAGCCCGATTGATGCCGCATCGAGTGCCGAGGTCGAGATGCCCGCCAGCAGCGCCACAGGTCCGGCAGCGAGCCACCAGGATGCAACCCGCCACTCTCGCCCGTGCATGGCCAGTATCGCTGCCGCCAGGGCCACGCGAGCGAACGCGGACATGCTCGGGTCGGTCTGCCCTGTTGGTTGCGCCAAACTGCCCGCCACGATCGCCAGTAATCCCGCCCACGATTGCGCCTCCTTCGAGCCGCTGAGCCTGGTAGATACGCAGCAAATCGCGGCGCCCGTGGCCGCACACGCGCTTATTGTTCTCCACCAGTACTCAAGCGGGCTAGATATTCCGTTAAGGCAATTTCCTGCCGCCCAGATCCATGAGCCAACGGCGTACGCGAAGATCGCGCGATCCGTGATTGTGATGTTCATATTCTGCTCGCTTCTCTCTTTTCAGTTTTTGCCGGCCGCGATTTCCTTCGCCGCGTCGATAACCACGCTTGCGGTATCGGGATGGCCGGAGGCCACCAGCACGGCACAGGCCGCTGCAATAATGGCGACAAAGCCGAGGAAGATCAAAAAGCGATCTGAGAATATTAGTTTAGCTATTGATCCTTGCCCGGGGTCGGCGTTATGCGCAGGGGGTTCGCTTTTGCTGCCGCCCGCGCCGCCGCCCGCCGCGGCAGAGCGGGCGAGCTCGCGCATCTCGCGGTCCCTGAGATCCTCGCGCCCGCCGGCAATTGTTTCCCGAATCGCTGAGATGTGGGCGGATATTTCCGCCATGTGGCTCGAGATCTTTTCAAGCTGCTGTTTCGAGCTAATGGAGAAAACTATCTCCTCTTGTGATGTAGAGTCGGTGCGCTGGATTTGCATTGCATTCTCCGGGATAAAATTGGGGATTGATTGGCCAGCGTTGTTAAGCGGTTCTCGTAGTAACGCTGATTATAATATCCAAATATTATTTTATCAAATTCCATGAGATTGATTGATTTCTTTGCAGGCGTTGGCTGTTTTTCGATTGCTGGGCATTCGCTTGGCATCGAAACTGTAGCGGCATGTGAGATCGATAAGCATGCGTCGGCCTGCTTTGCTTCACATTTCGAAGGAGTGCCAAACTTTGGCGACATCTCAAAAGCAGGACTCGAAAGAGAATTGCCCGACGCGGATATCTGGTCTGGAGGAAGTCCTTGCGTTGACGTCTCGCCCGCCGGAAAGCGAGCCGGGCTCGAAGGCGGAACAAGATCGGGGCTCGTTTATAAACTCATTGCGCTCGCCTCCGTGCGCCGTCCGCGATGGATTCTTTTGGAAAACAGCGCAGGGCTCATTACTACCGCCGGAGGAATCAACCTATGGAATCTCCTTACCGCAATTGACCACATCGGGTATCGTTGTGCATGGCGAGTGCTGGATTCTCAATACTTTGGAATTCCCCAGGCAAGGCGCAGGGTCTTTATCCTTGCGCGAGATATTGGAGCCGGAGGAGTTAGTCCCGAGGAAATATTATTTGACGAGGAAGGCGGCGGAAGGCATGCGACGGCGCGCCGAGAGACGTGGAAGAAATCTTCCGCCGGACCTTCAGGCCGCGTTGGAATTTCTCGAGCTATCTCCACTCGGCCATGTCAAAGATTAGACCCGGGAGCAGGCGGCGTTTCTTTTGTTGTTGGTGCTTTTAATGCAGAAACAGTTACGAGCGGTGAGAATAGATCGAGTGTTACGCCGCATGCTCCGACTATGAGCACGCGCGGTCTTGGGTCGATGATTGGTATAACTCCACAAGCTATTGATGGGCCAGGTTGCCATGCCGATATGGCTCCGGTGATCGGAACGCGCAATCGTGCGTCGGTTGTCGGTTTTGATTCCAAGGGGCTTATGGGCCCTGGAAATTTTGGAGATAAAAGCCCGGTTCTTCGCGCCGAGCAGCGGGCAGGTGTTGCCGGAACGATTTGCGCGAATTACGGTAAGCAAGTTGGACAGGATCAGGGAAATGGCATTGTGGCGCATGGAAAGTCGCCAGCCGGCTACTTTGTTCGCCGCTTTACTCCGCTGGAGTGCGAAAGAATACAGGGAATCCCGGATTCCTGGACTGAAGGCTTTAGCGATGCGCAACGTTATAAAATGATCGGCAACGCCTGCCCTCCGCCGATGATCAAATGGATTCTTGGTCGGTTAATTGCAAGATCATGAGATTTGCTCTATTCTGACGGCGGCCGAATAGGAGCTTGCAATACATGCCGGTAAATACCCCTCATCCTGATTACGTTTCATCCCTCCCTGATTGGCAGATTTGCCGCGCCGTGTCCGGATCCTCCCGCGGGCTCAAGCGAAGCCCTGCGATTAGGGCCATTTTGCCGCCGTTGCCTGGGCACGATCTCGACAAAGAGGCGTATATCCGCTACGTCGACCGCGCTTACTTTTTCCCCGCGTGCGGTCGCTTTATCGAGGGGCTGCTTGGTATGCTTTGTCAGTCTCCGCCGTCGATCACCGCGACGGGTGCGGGTGGCGGCAATGAGCCCGACTCCGGCGAGGGCGCGGCCATTCTCAAAAAAATCAATGAATGGGCCGCGGATGTCACTGGCGCCAAGTGCTCACTGTCCGCGCTCAGGCGGTACCTCACAGATGAGATCGCACGCGTTGGGCGTGTCGCACTTGTAGTTGATTACCCCGTTGTCGATGGCGCGCCTACGGTACGCCAGGCGGCCAAGTTGCGGCTCATGCCAATGGTCTCATTTTACCCGGCCGAAGCTTTGAGGCTGTGGGATAGCGAGATTGTAGGCGGTAAAGAAGTCCTTAATCTTGCCGTGCTCGAAGAGGTATTTACCAAGCGATCAGAAAAAGACGAGTTCGTCATCGAAAAGAAAAAGCGCTGGCGCGAATGGGCGCTCGCCAGCAATCCGGTGAACGGCGGAGTTAATAACGCCCGCGTTCGAATTTGGATCGAGCCAGATAAAAACTCCGATGGCAAGCCGGTTATATTGCAGGAGTATTGGCCGAAATTCCCTGATGGATCTTACCTTGAAGAGTTGCCTGTTTACATTGGCGGAGTTAATGGCATCGGAGCGCAAGTAACGCCGGCTGCTGTTGACGACTTGGTCGATGTGAATATCGCTCATTTTAGAAATAGCGCGGACCTTGAGCACGCGCTAGTTCTTTCTGGCCATCCGCTCAGATGGGTTACTGGTTACGATCAGGACGAGGAGGAGGGCATAAATGCCCTAGGCATTACTCATGATGTCGGCGGATCCGCGGCAGAGGGCGTGAATATTGGCGGTGAATTTCCGATCGGTTTAGATGCAATCGCTTCGAGGCGGATCGGTGTACGAGATAGGCCGGGATGGGCAGTTGGTAGCGATAGGATTTGGATCATTAAATCAGCCCAGGCAAAGCTCGGCTCTCTTGCGGCATCCGAAAACGAAAACGGAGCGCTATTTGCTTCGATGGCTAGCAAGAAAGAGGACATGACTGCTATCGGTGGCAGAATTCTGGCGATCGACAAGGCGGCCGCGGAGGCCGCCAAAACCGAGGAGCTGCGTCGCGGTGGCGAGCGATCGGTAGCGCAAATGGTTTGTGACGCGGTCGCTGAAATACTCACTGAGGTGATACGCACCGGGGCTAGGTGGTTAGGGTTTTCGCCTGAGCAGGCGATGGCGCTGGCTGTTTCCGGCAGGGTTGACATTCTCCAGTCTATGACTCCAGACGAGGCGCTTGCGTGGGCCTCGCTTTGGCAGTCCCGCGTTATCGCTCGCTCGGATTTGATGTTAATTTTTAAGCGCGGTGGAGCCATTGGCCAGGAGCGCGATGGGAAAGCCATTGACGCCGAGAACGCAGTGGATCCTCCGGAGATGGGCGGCACTGAAGTGCCCGGGGCTGGCGGCCCTGTTTGATGAACCGCACAATTCGTAATCATCCATGCAAAAAATCGGCGATTGCTGTGGGCGTATCGGCCGCCGTGGGCGTACAAGGGCTGATCAGGAAAGCGATAGTGAGCCATATCGCGATCGCCTGTTGTTTGCAAGGATGCTGCGGCGCGGGGAAAGCAAGAGTAGAGTTGCAATTCTCGCGGGAGATGAGCGGCCTATCGCAGATCGCAAGCGCGTCCATGTAATTATCGTTAGGCGGGATTATCGCTGGAATTGTTGGAATTCCGGATGGCGGCATCGAATGGGTTAGAATCTGCGCATGGTTAGCGTAATTGAACGGCTCTATCGGGAAATGACGCGGCGATCCCTTCGCCAAGCTTATGGCGTGCACCGCTGGCAGGAGGGGATTGCCGATGCTGTTTTAGCGATCGTAAACGCGGCCCTTCGCGATCTCGATATTGAGACGCGCCTAAAGGAGTCTCAGGGCAAAAAGATTCCGGTAAGACTCCAGTCGATTAGAAGGGAAATGCTTGCCATGCGTAGCGAGATGGTCAAGGCGATTAAGGAGCGCATGGCGAGCCTGGCCGAAGGCGCGGCGGCAAATCTGGCCGAGATCCACGCGAAGGGCGTACAAGACTCGATATTTGACACTTTTGCGCTTAATTTTTCGATGTCCAGGCCGGCACCGGCAACGCTCGAAGCCATCGCGCTTTCGCGGCCATTTCAGGGTCGCGTTATGGCCGAGCATGTTGTCAAGCTTGGGGATGATTTTGTGGCGCGCGCCACCCGGGCGCTGCAGGTCGGCATGGCCAACGGACGCACCCCGCAAGAGCTTGCCGGCCTGCTGCGCGGCAATCGTCGCCGAGGTGTCGAGGATCCCTCTGCGGTCTATCCAGTGACGCGCAGGGAGTCACAGGTTATCTCCCGCACGTTTGCGCAGCACGTCCATTCAGAGGCCCGTGGCGCGCTGTACGAGGCAAACGGCAATGCGATTGGGAATGTGATGTATGTCTGTACTCTGGACGAGCGCACGTGCATTCTCTATTGCGCCCCTCGCGATGGCCTGATGTGGACGCTGCCGGATCATAAGCCGGTGAATCACGATCTCCCGTGGCTCGGTGGCCCAGGGCAGATTCATTTTCAGTGCCGCTGTACCAGCATTCCTGTATTCAAAAGTGGATTTCTCGAAGATTTAGGTGTTGACCCGGCGAAGCTGGCGCAGGGTGGCAGGGCGGCTATGGATGGTCCGGTTGATGTGGCGACGGATTATTCTGATTGGCTCAAAAAACAGCCGCCATCTCGGCAGGATTTGATCCTCGGCGCAAAGCGCGCGGAGTGGTGGCGCAGGAGCGGAAAGTCTTTGCTGCAAGCTACTGAGCACCGTTTCGGTAAGAAGCCAATCCAGCCAGCGCGAACGCTTGCAGATGCGTTTGACGAATTCGATTAATTAATTTCTGGATATTTTTTATCCACGCCCTCGGCGCTCCTGAAGTGTCGAGGGCGTATTGATTTGCAAAAAAAGACGGTTTCGGCGATCATTTGATTAGGGCGCGATGCCCGATCCCCAAAACAGAGGGCGTGATGCCCAAGGAGCTTTATGGCTATTCCCTGGAAAGAGTCTGTGACCGCGGATGAATTCGGCAAAATGCCGGATGCGCTCAAGGCGTTTTACGAAGTTGATTCAAACGATTCGGCGCGCTACGTGTCCGCTGTCGACGGACTGCAAAGCCTGCGGCAAGCAAAGGAAAATGCCGATCGTAACGCGAAGACGCGGGGTGATCTTCTGGCGAAGTTGGTGCCGGGAATCAAGAAAGAGGACGGCAAGGGGTTTATCGAGTTTTCTGCATGGCCGGCGATCGTTGATCCTGTTGCGGAGGCGGTTGCCGCGCTTTACGAATCTTCTGGGTCCCAGACGATTAATGGAGAAGTCGTAAAGTCGCTGCTCGGTGGTAAGGGCGGATCTAAAAAGGACGGCACTGGTGCGGCGGATGACTCCGCGGCCAAGCTCACGCAGCTGGCGGCCGAGAAGGCAAAGTTGCTGTCTGATCTCACGATTGCAAATGCGAATCTCGCGAAGGCGACCGAAAAAGACGGCCGCGTTACCACCCGCTTGAATTCTTTGATTCGCGATCGCGAGTTCGATGCTGCCGCGGATTCGCTGAATATCGTCGACCCAGTGAACCGCCAGATGGCGCGGGCGGTATGGGCTGCGCTCAATCCGGTGGTGCAGGAAGTCGAAGACAATGGCACATCGAAAGAAGTGGTTTTCGTCAAGGATAATCAGGGCGTCGATCGCGTTCTCGGTGAGTACCTCAAAACTACCTGGGCGCCTACTGAAGTCGGCAAGGCCTTGATGACTGCGAAAACCGGTAACGGCAGCGGCAGCGGCGGTGTTCAGGGCAGCGGCGCTGCGCGCGGCGCGGTCGACATGGACAAAATGACGCCTATGCAGCTGCTCGATCTTGGTATGTCTCAAAGTTCTGGATTCGGGCAGTCCGGGCAAAGTTAAACAATTCGCCAGAGAAAGCTTCGGGAAAGACGCGGCTCTCGGGCGAGAATAGAAAAAGGGGTCTGTCGTGGCGATCAGCAGTATGACGCTCTGGGAAATGAGCAAAATGTTCAAGGATCCTCTCTCGCAAGGGCTAACGAAGTTTTTCGCAAGCTCTTCCGATTTGTACAACTATCTGAAATTCAACGACATCCAGGGCCAGGGTGAATCCACCTCGCTCGAAGTTGGCCTAGGCGATGTCGGATTTCGCGGCATCAATGAAGGCTACCCAGCGAACATGGGCTCGGAAGAGCCGAGCAACTGGCCGCTGTTCATTGCCGGCGGCAGGCTTGCTGTTGATCGTTTTTTCATCAAGACTCGCGGTCAACAGTGGATCAATCGAAAGATCGCGGCACGCACCAAAGCGGCCGGGCTCAAGATGGCCAGTACTTTCTTCCTCGGCAACAACTCCACCAATCGCAAAACTCCGAATGGCCTGAAGACGCTTTGCGTTGGTGATCAAAAAATTTCTGCTGGCTCTACTAGCGGCGGCGACGCGCTTTCCCTGAGCCTGCTCGATGACGCTATCGCGCAGGTGGAAGGTGAGACTCGAGTTATTTTTACCAACGCCAGTATGCAGGCAAAGGTGAACTCCGCGAGTCGCAATCCGACTATTGGCGGTAACATCAATTTCCAGCCGCAGGAATTTGGCGAGCGGATTCCGTTCTACGGCGGTATTCCGATTGTCACGATTCGGCGCGACAACACCAATACTGAGATCCTGGCTTTTGACGAGGCCGGTGCGGGTGGCGGCAGCGCCGTTACGTGTTCAATCTATGTGGTCGGTTTTGGCCCTTCTGAGGATACTGGCATCTATGGTATCCAGAATTCCGCGCCAGTGTATTACGACGTCATGTCCGCCAGTCCACATGTTGGCAAAGAAATGGAATGGATCGTAAATCCAGTGGTGCGCGCTAACCCTCGCTACTGCGTGCGTATTTACGGTATCAAAAACGCTGCCATCGTCGCCTAGTTTTCGGCTTTGCCTAATATTCGACACAAAGGAGATTGCCATGCTTTATCCCGGCCCGCCGGACATGGATCTACAATTCAAGAAAAGCGCCGTTAATGGTCCCTGGACCGCGACGGCATCGGAAAATACTGACACTTTTGACCTCGGTAGCACCGCTCATTGGATGGGCTATCTGATCGTCGATATTGATGCTCTTACTGTGGCTGACACTGACGAGACGTACAATCTCCAGATCCGCGGCGCGGACAACACGGGATTCACCACCAACGTCCAGGTCCTTGGTTCTTGGCCGCTTGGCACAGGGGCTATCACTGGCGACTATGACACCACGGCGGGCCTGTACAAGTTCCCGTTTGCGAATTTTCTCGGCCCGGAAGGCGATACGAAAGCCGCGAAACAGTATCTCCGCGTCTATGTCGTTCACGCCGGCACCACCACCTCCTTGACCTGGAGTGCCGAGCTGGCACATTTCCCGGTTTAGTTAAAGAAAGGTAAAAAATGTCTCAGCTACAAAGGAACCAGCTCAGCACTACTGAGCTCGTTACGGTTTACGCCGCGCGGGATCTTCGCGACCCGGCCGGAGTTGGCCACAATATAGGGCATGCTCACAAAACGCGTTTCGACAATGCCAAGCTGTTGGTTCGCAGCGGTGATTACCAGTGGGAACCGCCCGAGGTGTCGACGAAATCTGTGCATCGGGAAGCCGACGGGGCTGCAAGGTCTGAATATCAGTTGTCGGATCTGGGCTTCCCGAAGAAACTGGCCAAAACGCTGGAAGGTGCCGGGCTTGTAAATAAGCGATTGCTCCTGTCGCGGACTGCCGCGGATGTCGCGCGGCAGTCCGGAATCGGCGTTGACGTGGCCGAAGCTGTCTTGCAAAAAGCGTTAGAAACTTGGGGCCCGCTCAAGCCTGAGGACGATCTCGACATGACGCCGGCTGGCGGTGAAGACGAATGAGTCGAGTAGCGATGCCAACGGTTCAGTGTCTTTCTGGTGATGGAAAAGTGATTACTGTGGATTTCCAGGATTTCGACCCTAGAATTCACACTCGACTCGATGCTGAGCGCGTGTCTCTGGTCGACCTCATTCCGGAAATCCTTTGTGTCGAATTGACGGTTAACGGGATTCGCACTGTCGAGGATCTCGCGCCGCTGGTGGGCGGCGTCAGGGCCAAACACGACGAAGCGCCGGCAGATCGTTACCGGCGCGCGCTAGAGCTTGGCAAGGTCGGCCGACTGGCCGCAAGGCCGGCAGGCGAGGCGCTGGCGGCCAGTCGGCTGGCGGTCGCCGTGATCGAGCATGCGGTAGGCGCTCTGCACGCTGCTGGGCGCGCCCACGCGACGCGCGGGGCCCAGGCTGATGTCGTCGTTGATCTGCCGCTCGCGAGCCCGCCAGAGGGCGGCAGCGGGGGCCAGGAGCCTATCCCGTGATCGTAGAGGACGGCACCGGTATTCCGGGAGCAAACGCACTGGCAACGCCCGCACAGGTGGCCGAGCACCTGGCTGGCCGCGCTACCCTAGTAGCCGGCGCCGTCCTTGCATCTTCTGCAATTGCATTTTCGGTAGGTGGCGCAATTACTGCGCCGTCGTCGCTAACTGGCTTGGTCGCGTCTCGCATTATCCGCATCAGCGGCGCGGGCGTTACTGGTAATAACGGATGGGCGTACATTAAAACTGTTTCAGCTCCGGTTCTTGGAGTTGTAACTATCGCTCTGGCGTGGCTCGAAACGGCTACGGAAGCCGCTGGAGCCGTTGTGGGCATTGAGGTATACAACGCTGCGGGCTGGTGGGCGGTAACGCCTCAGGCGCTCGAAGGCTCGATTGTCGCGGCAACCGAATCACTTTTGCAGCTTGTTTGGATTGGTACGATAAAGTATACCTATCAGACGGTGCCATGGCCGCGCATTTATGCCTACACATGTAAAGAGGGTCGCCGGCCGCTTGGTGAGCTTATTCCGGAGACGGAAATCCCTGCCGAGGTTATTGAAGCCGTTGCGCGTCTTGCTGTCGATCACCTGGTAGCGCCTATCGATGCGACGGTCACCACCCAGCCAGTTGCGGAAGGCCAGCTCAGAAGCAAGCAAATCGGCCCAATCAAGCGCGAGTGGTACGAGGCGCCGCCCCGTAATAGCAAATATGGCAGGGCCTATCGTCCATGGCTTGCGCCGCTTCTGCGCGGGCTTTATTACGAGGCCGATTCTGGCCCTTCGCGAAAACTAACTCGAGTTTGAGAAAAGGAATAGTCAATGAAAAGTATTTGGCATTCGCTGATTTATGAGTTTGGGTGGCTGCTGGTGTCGATTGGTTTGCGCTCCGCTGGCGCCGGCATCCTTGGCCGCTTTGGCGTAATTATTCCAGAGCATCCTGAATATTGGAGTTTCTAGCCCGTGGCTAACGCTGCTGAAATCGAAATCGAGCGCGCGGAAGTCGCTGCCGATCTCGCCGAAGATGGCGCGGTCGGCATTCTGCGTTACGACAAATCGTTTCTGCTTTCAGGGTCTATTGATCCGCCGCCACCCGATTATGTGCAGCAGGTAGTTTACGCGCTAATTGTTTCAAATTCGCAGCGCCAGGAGTCTGGCGAGTTGCTGCCGCGCAGGCTGCGCGTGCTTATTGCAGATGAGCATCTCGGCGGCCTGCAGGAGTTAGCTGGCTTGGTAGAGGGCGCAGACCCAGGAAATACTGGTTACGAGATTTTTATCGATCCAACTATCCAGCCCGATCAGATTCCATCTGTAGACTCCGCCACGGTTGTCAGGTATCGAGTTTTGGCACTGTCCGAAACGGTCAGGATGGGCAATAAAGCGATCTTGCATTATTTCGATATCGTTAATTCATCCGCCGTCGTTGCGAGTCCATAGCTGTGGCCGTTTCAAATCTTGCAACGTGGGAACTCGAAGTAGAGCGAGATGCGCAAGCCGTCGGCGGAATAGGCAGGCTCATAGCGCTTCGACAGGCTTTTGTATTCCTCACCCTTGGCGCTGCAATTGAAGTCCCTGGAGGCGGGTTTAGGAGGCTTTCCGGGGTGATCCTGCTGACGCCTGTCGATACCGGGCGGGCGCGTGCCAGCTGGGATGTTTATGTGGCAGACGAGCCGCGCGCTAGCGCTGGCGCAGGTGGACAGACGGCGGCTTTTACTGTCGCGCAAAGCGCGCTTTCTTCCGCTGGTATATATAAAGCAATTTGGATCACCTCGAACCTGCCATATATTGAAGTGCTCGAGTATGGTGGATATCCGGATCCGGTTGCTCGCGGCTCTTTTGTAAATGGCAAATGGGTTATTAAGAGCGTCGGCGGGTTCTCAAGACAGGCGCCGCAGGGCATGGTTAGAATTACCGTTCAGCAAGTTGTTAACATATTCCGCGAGATGGGCTTAAAACAAAGCGGCAGGGGTGGCTTGAATGGCCCTGCCTGATGCTTTCTACGCTCAGCTTGAAAGTATGCTGCCGACGTGGCTTTCCGGCAGAACGGTTATCGACCGCGGATCGCCTATTGTTTTTCCGCAGTGGATACCGCCGCAGGGTAATGCGCCCAGCTCCGATGCTTATTTTCTGATGGATATACTGGAGGCGGGTGAGCAGCCGCAAGGGAGCTACAACAATCGCCGCATCATGGCCATGGGGATTTTGCAGATAACGGCAGTTGTGCCAAAGTCCAGGGGTATTGGTTTGGCGCTGCGAATGATGGAGCAGCTCAGGCCGAAGCTCAGAGATGGCTCCACAAATTTAACTGATCAAATATCTAGCAGCGTTGCTGGCATGCGCATTCAGGTACCCAGCAATGGGCGGCAGGCATTCGGACTCGCGGACGGGTGGACTGGCTGGCAAGTGGACTGCACGATATTTTATGACTATGCACCGTAAAAGTAAAAAAGACACATGAGAGAAAAGAAGGAGTAAGCCATGGCGTTTCACGATCTAACGACTTTCGCTCTTTTGAAGAAAAGGGAAACCACCTGGGGCGAAGTTGAAGCCAGCGGCGGTCCACGGTTGCTGACGCTGGTTACCGAAGGGCTCAAGGGTAAGCCCGAAATGGCGCAAAGCAAAAGCTCGCGCAGCGATCGCCGTAGCGGTCCGTCGAAGCGCGTCAAGCTCAGCGGCGAGGGACCTATCGTTGTCGAGCTACTCCCGGGCGCTGCGCAGACTACTGAGTTTTTGGAGGAGGCGCATTCGCAAGCTTTTACGCGTACGAACTTGACCGCCACGGATATCAGTTTTGCGAGCGGCGATAACTCGATAAATTCTGCGGCCGCTGCCTTCGGTTCATTTGTTGCCGGATCGTGGATCACCATTCGCGGCGCTGGCACGGCTGGAAACAATACCGATGGAGTGAGCCCGCGCAACTGGGCGGCTTACGTGGTGTCGGCCACCGCTTCCAAGATCGTCCTGGCTTATATCACCGTCACGACCGAGACGGCGGGCGCAACGGTCAAGCTCGATGGGTATTACGCTCGCGATGGACAAACCGTAATTTCGTCTTCTTACGAGCGGCGCATGGGCGCAGCTGGCTCGTATGAGTTTCAGCCTTATCTCGGGCAGGTGGTCAATTCAGTAGCGATCGATTATCCGGCGAATGCGATTCCTACCATGACGGTTAATACGACCGGGCTTGGCCCGGGAGCGAAAAGTGCAACTTCGATTTTTGATGGCGAAGCGATCACCGCTGGCCCGATCCCGACTGAAGGCACGGTGGCCGACACGTCGAACAATTTGAAACTGTTTCGACTGAACGGCGCACTATCTTCGATCATGAAGATGTTCAAGATCGACGCTGCGCAAAACAATGCCTATGTGAACGTTTCGCAGCAGCTTGGACCGCTTGGTATTTCTCTCGGCACTCACAAGGTGTCAGGTTCGTTTACTGGAATTTTGCAGCCGTCCGATGCGGTATCGCTACTGGCGTATAACCGGACAGCTCACGCGATCCATTTCGCGATCGATTGCCCGGATGCCACGGAAGTGATTTACACGTCTATTTTTTCGCTCACGTTTGACGAAATGGGAGACGTGGCGAAAACCGCGGACACTGGACCGGCAGAGTACACGTTTGCGTGGACGGCGCAGGTGGATCCGACGATCGGCTGCTACTGGCAGACGTCCAGGATCCCGAAGACCGTCTAGGCGTGGGTCGACAGCGGCATACCGCGCAAGCGGGGTTACCAAGCAAGGGCCGGTCTAACAAGCCGGCCCTTGCTGTTTTTGAGATTAGGGATTGACAGTTGACAGTGTGCTATGTAGTGTCGGGCATCGGTGGCGGCAATGGAGCCGCTGCCGGGGTGGCCGCAGGTGGGCCGCGAGGAGATTGCGATGGCGATGAGGTTGATTGATGATCGCCGCTGGCAGCCGCTGGCGGTTAAGGGCAATCCACAGCCGTCGGAGGACGAGACCTTCATGGCGTGGATTCGCTCAGAGTTTGATGGATTCCGATTCCTCCTTCGCACTGCCGAGATTCGACGCGACGTAGCGGGGGCGGTCTATATTCAGAATCCACTGAACAATACTGCAAAGTTTGAATGGTTGCCGTTCTTGGAGGGTGATCGCCCGGGCGTGCAAGGGGCGCGGAGGCCGCCGGCCAGGCCGAGGAGGCCGAGGAAGTGATACCGCCGGAGTGTGGCGGATCTGCCCGGCAGGCCGAAATTGACCGCCTGTCCGAGGCCGCCAGCTATAGAGTTCCTGACACCAGGGCGATACGTGATGTGCGCGATACGGAAGGGTCGAAGGTAATTGGCCCCGGGCAGGACTGACATGGCAAATCTACCAACTGTTCCAAATTGGATGGTTGAAGCGCCAGCCGCCTACCGCGACAAGCTTTCGAAGATGTCCGACAGGGAGCTTGATCGTGTCGCTCATCGCACTAGTGATTTTTGGAATCAATGCTTTTCCGAAACTGAAGACGCGCGGCACGCGCTCAATCTTCTGGAAAGGCGGGCAACTAAGGCGCGTCATCGAATGCTGGCGGCTAGCGAGGAGCAGGCGCGGCGAAAGGAACGCAAAGTTTATGATGAAACGGGCGTGAAAGAAGCCAGGGCCGCAGAAGCGGCAAGATTATCGATTTTAGAGGCAGATAAAGCGTGGTATCGAAAACGTCGCGAAAAGCGCGGCATCAGTGGCCGAGAAGTCAAATGAATAGGAAAAGCCGAATCGCAAGGAATCTACTGCCGCGGCGGGCTGCATGGCTGGAGCGAAATTGGCAACTTTGCGGGTTTCGTGAAACATTGCGTCAATATCGCAATAACGCGATAGATTGCGCAACGATAGGCTTGGCCCGTGGACAAGCGGGGCCCGCCTGCACCCTGAGTGAGTTTATGCGTCGCGATTCGGTGAGAAAAGATCGCCTTAGATTCTGGCTTGATGCATTTTTTGAACGCAGGGGTCGCGGCGGCTGGAGTCCGTGGCTTGTGAAGGAAGATCATGCGACGTGGGAGGCGGAGCACAATCGCAAGTTATTGGAGTTTCTCTCGCAACGCTGGCCGCCTGGGTAATTTTTAGATATCCTCCAGGGCTGATAAAGTAAAGGGGCTTGATCTGGCGCAAATGCGCTTGGATCAAGCCCCTTTTGGCATTTTTACCAGGGGCCGAAAACCAAAACAGGAGGATTTGAAAAGTGAGCGAGCAAGATTTTCTGGAACTTGTTGAAGATGGCGACAGTGATGACGTCGCCGAGGTTGTTCTGCGGCCTGATGAAGACGCCGAGGAAAGGCTTCCCGAAGCCTCCGTTACGAGCGCGGACGACGAACCGAAAGAATCCCTCGATGCGCTCTACATTTCGGCCAGGTCTGGCACGGAGCGATGGGTACAATGGCCAGGCATGCGCACGGGTTGCGAGGCCCTCATCCGCCCCATGGAGGGTAACAGCCTGTGGGATAAGCTATGGGCTAGTTTCCACGAAAAGTACGGTAACAAAAACGCCACGAAGGCGAAGAAGATGGCGTCCGATTTGATCCGCTGGGCCTCCCCGCGAATCTACGCGCAAACTATTTTCGCTGGCATTCGCGGCCCGTGGGCGGTAGGCAGTCCCGTCAAAACCGGCATCAGTGTTTTGACCATGAGGCAGGGAGAAAAACGCCCGACTCGCCAGGACAAAACCATCATCTTTGAGATTGACGCTACTGGATATCTGTGCAACACGGAAGCGAACCGAATTTCCATGATGCAAGTTTGGCCGAAGATTGCCGATGTAGCTCTCGAGCTCGCCAGCGACAGCGAGCTGTTTAACATTGAAGCCAGCGAGGATATCGCAAAAAACTAACCGAATTCCTGGACTGGTGGCACAAGATCGGGCCCGAGCAGGCGGCCGCGCTGCGAGAGAAAGAGGACGAAATCGCCGAGATGGGGTGGCATAACCCGCTAGACGATGCACCGGAATTATCTCCCGCGGCGCAGGCCGCTTACGGCGCGTATGCCTGGCTGGTAGGCTGGTGCGACGCACAAGGCTCGACCTCGGTTCAGGATTTGCAGATTTACTTTTCCGAAGGATACCCGGGCCATATTCTTTCGGATAGCATGCGCCAGGTTGTTATCGAGCATGTTCCGATGGTAATTGCAAGCGAGCGCAAATACCATTACGAGAAGATCAAAAAAGAAATGGAAGAGGCGCGGCGAGGCATTAAGCGTCATTAGTTAGAAAGCGAGCTGGATAGTGAGCGATGAGCTTCCTGCGCGTATCGAAAGACGAATGCCAATTCAGCGTTGCGGATTTTCCCTTCCCGAGGATCTTGGGCTTGAGATTTACGAGGCATGCGCCCGCCAGTATGGACGTCAGCAAAGTTACGAGCGAATGGTCGAGCGCGGCGGATTCGGCCTCTTCGAATGTATTCTAGTTCGTTATGGAATCGGGCCATCTCATCCCGACTTTCAATGGCGAATGGAGCGCTTCCTTGTTCGCGCGCTCGCGCATCATTAGAGTCTCTATTTAATAAACTGCGCGCAGGGGACCAGGCCAACGAGGAAACAACTCATGGCAGCGCAGCAGTCTACGCATCTAATCGGCATCGGCTACAAGGTAGAGGCGGGTGGGGTTGACGAATGGGCGAAGCAATCCGCCCGCGTTCGCAACGAAGCCCGCTCTACTGCTACCGATATCGACAAAGCGGATAAAGCAATCGGCATCATTCAGGCCACGATAGCCAATATCGCCCGGGCCTCGGCGGTAGCCATGGCGCCAGTTATTGCGTTCGTGGCCGCCGTCTCGGCCATACCGGCAGCGCTGGCTATTGTGAGCGTCGCGGCAATGGCCGCTACCTCGCCATGGCTCGAATTTGAGCGTGGCCTTGTAGGTGTAGGCAAAACTGCCGGTATTCAAGGGTCAAATCTCGAAGCCCTCGGCCGCGGTATCGAAAACCTGTCTACCGCCGGAGACATTCCGTCAAAAACGGATGAGCTACTCGAGATTGCGGAAGCCGCTGGATCCCTGGGCGTAACCGGCTCAGAAAACATTCTTCGCTTTACCGCCACCCTTGCCAAGCTCGGCGCAGCTTCCAACCTGCAAGGCCAAGCAGGCGCCGCGGCTCTCGCCGAAATCCTCACTATCACCAGCGAGGGGCCCGCCAAAGTCGAGCAGCTTGCCTCCGTCATTGTGGCGCTGGGTAATGCCTACGCTGCCACCGAAGCGCAGATCGCCGGGCACGCGGGAGATATCGCCCGCTCCACTGCTATTTATGGCGTGTCCTCTACGGAGGCCGCCGCGCTCGCTGCCGTGCTCGCCAGCATGGGCGTACAAGCTCAGCTCGCCGGCTCAGCTACGGGCCGAGCTCTACGTGTGATCGAAACCGCCATCATTACCGGCGGCGAGAACATGCGGCAGCTCTCGCGCATAACTGGCGCATCCGCCACAGAAATTGAAAAAGCGTGGGAAAGCGGACCTATCAACGCGCTCACCCTTATGCTCGAAGGTCTCAACAAAATTAAAGCGGCTGGAGGCTCGGTTTCAGAGTCCCTGTCCTCAGTTGGCTTAGACGGGGAAGAGATCGCCAAAGTTCTCCCCGTGCTCGCGAAAAACCTGGACGTGCTCGCAGCCGCGCGCGCCACGGCGGCAAAGGAAGCTGAACATGCAACGGCGCTCGACAATGAAGCCGCGCGCGCGTCGCAAACGCTATCCGTCCAGGTGGCAGTATTGGGAAATCGCTTCGAGCAAATGGCGCGCACCATAGGGCAGCAGCTCGCCCCTGTAGTGATGGACGCGGTAAAGCAAGCGCAGGAATGGCTATCGGCAAATCAGGGGCTTGCAAAACAAATCGGAGGCGACCTCGCCACGGCGCTAGGGGTAGCTGTAAAAGTAGTTGCGTTCCTCGCGGAAAATATCTCACTGTTAGATAACGCCCTAGTCGCAATTACCGCAGGTTCATTTGTCGCGTGGCTGCTAATGATCGCGCCAAGTATCGGCACGGTCACTGCAACCATTGGTACATGGGCCAGCGCACAATTAGCCGCGGCCGCTGCCACCACCACTACCGCGGGGGCCACCATTGCCCACGCTGCCGCCGTTGCAGCCAGTGTGCCCGCCGTCGCCACCCTCACCGCCTCTACAGCGGCCCTGGCTGGCGCTACCGCGGCCGAAGGGCTGGTAATGGCTACTGCGGCAGAGGGACAGGCCGCCTATGCCGCTACAGGGGCCCTGGCGGCCTCTTCCGAGCTGCTGCTAGCCGGCAGTGTCGCTGCTACCGCCGCGCCCCTGGCAGGGCAGCAGCTCTTACTACAGGCCGCCACCGTTGCCACCGTAGAGCTCACCCTCGCGCAGCGCGCCATGGTACTCACGACAGCAGCTCTGCGCGCCGCGTGGGCTGGCATGCTGGCGACGCTCGAAGCGCACCCCATCATCCTCATCGCTACCGCCCTCGCGCTTCTGGCAGGCGGCCTGTATGCCCTCTATGAAAAATACCAAGAAACCGAAGCCGCTGCTGCCGCTTATCATGACGAGTTGGAGTCGGGCCGAATACTGGTAAATGGTCAGCGCGCAGCACACGAGGAATTAATCGATACTCTTTCTGATGAAATAGCAAAAAGGGCGGAGTACAGCCGCTCACTAGAAACCCAGCAACGCCGGCTAGAAGAGCTGCTGATCGCGCAGCAGCGTCTACGTGCCGCCGGAAGTGACCCCGCTGCATATGGAGCTGCACGAAATCAAGCAAACGAATTAATAGGCGGAAGTGGAAGTGGGATGGTCTCAACACTCGAGAAGGTTAACGCGGAGGTAGATAAACTCCGCGCAGAAATCGATCAGGCGAATATCGGATGGGCTCAAAGCGGAGATGAAATCCTAGCTATCCAGGCGCGTTTAGAAGAACTTACGGGAGAACGCGCAATTAAATTAGCCGCTGATATGCAGGCACAGCGCGCGCGAATAGCTGAAATGCTGTCCGATCTTGCGCAAATCAAGCAATCACAGCTTGAAATCAGCGACGTTGCAATGTTTGCTGGCACTGACGCTGGCGTTGCCACTCTCAACGCTCTTTCTAATAAGCTAGAAATCGTTTATAGCAACTTGGACGCTGCGCGCCGCGGCTTCGCCGGCATGGGACAGGACCTTGACGCACTGCGCCCGAAGATCGAAGCGCTTATCGACGCCAGCACCCAGGGCGGTGGTAATCTCGATCAAGGCAAAAAGCTTTTAGGAACGCTTTACACCGGGCAAGAGCTGGCCGATCAGATCGCCATGCTCGAAGCGGTTTATGAAAGCAATCAGCGCAACCGCGAGGCCATGGCGGCAGAGGAGTCCGCTCGCAAGCGTATTCAGCAAGCAACGGCAGATCAGGCTAAGCGTTATCAAGAATTGCGTGTCGAGTTAATTGCCGCTGGCACCGCGAATCAGTTTGTTATTGCCCAGCAATTAATATCGGTAGAAGCTGGCGATGCCGCCGTACGCAGTACCGAGCGAGAAGCTCGCGCACGTTCGCAAACTAAAGGGCTCATGGCTGGTCAGGCCGCGGACATTAAGCACTTGATCGAGCTGCGCGATCAAGAGGAGCAGCAGATCGCAGCATCTCGCGTGGTTGCAATATCCGAGCGCCAGAAAGCGGCCAATGATGCGATCACCCTCGCGTATGGGCGCAACTTCGCTGCCGGCAGGCAGGCAGAGGCTCAAATGCAGCGAGAGGCAGATGTCCGCCGCGCGCTCGAAGGTGTCGTAAAGGAACAGCGCGCGGCAGTAGAGGCGGCCACCCGTGCCGAGCTCGATAGCGCGTCGGCTTCCGCGGCCGCTGCCGAAGTAGCGCAACTGCAAAAGGAGGCATTCGAGCTGCAAGCCGTAAATCTCGCACGCGCCAATGGCGAGGGTGCGGCGCGGCGCCTGGCGGACGCGATCGCCGTGCAAAACATAGCCACCGAAGCTTCCGCCGGGTTTTTCGGCCTGGAGGCCGATGCGATCGAAAGGGCGGCACTCGCGCGCGAGAGGGCTGAAACAGCTGGCCGTGGTGCGGACGAGATCGCATCGCTCAGGGAAGAAGCGCGTTACCTTGAGGACATTTCGCGCTTGCGGCGTGGCGACTTCGATACGCTGCGGGACTACGAAAAAGCGGTAGCCGATATCAACCTGCAGCGCGAAATCAGCGTAAAGCTTGTTGAGCTAGAGGCGGATAAGAATCGCGAACTGTACGCCGTAATGGCCGATGGCTTTCAATTTGAGGATATCTTTCTCAGCGAGGAAATTGTTTCGCGTTATCGCGATCGCGCTGCCGAAATAATCAAACTGCTCACCGACATTGCGGATAAAAATAAACAGATCGACGACGACTCTGACCAGGGCAGCACCAGGCTTGACAAGTGGGTCGAAACTGCCGGCGTACTAAAAGACGTGCTCGGCGACGTAGACGAACAATTCAGCAAAATACTTGACAGCGTTTTGCAGCTAGTCGAGGGCATGGGCCAGGCCAGTACGGCTGCAAACAATTACGCGGGGAACGTAACCGCTGCTGTCGCTTCGGCCAACCTGGTTGGTGCCATCGGCGAGCAAGTGACCGGGCCGAAAAACTATGGAGCGGAAGGCGCGATGATTGGCGCGCTGGTGGGTGCCGTGCTGGCCGCCGTGTTTACGTGGGGTATCGGTACGGCTGGAGGTGCTGCGCTTGGTGGCGCTATCGGCGGCGCTATTGGTTCATTTATCAGCAAGGGTAGCGATGAATTCCTCGGCCAAATTCGGTTAGCCGGCGATCATGCTACCGGGCAAATGAAATTAGCTGAAGGCGCAATGGGCCAAACTGGTCGCCAGTACATGGACGCCATTTCCCGCGGTATTAACGCGGCGGTCGACGCGCTTGGGGGCGATCTGGTAAGCCTGCCGGGAATAAGTATCAAAGTGCGCGAGGGAGTTTACTCAGTTTTCTCCGGTGGAATTACTGCAAGATTTGATTCGATGAATGAGGCTATGGATTTCGCCATCCTGCAGGCGCTGAAAAATGGTGAAATAGACGGCATAGCGGACGAGGTGCGGCTGGCGATTCAAAACTCTACGGCTGAGTCGTTCCAAAACATGAGCGCGGATCTCGACCTCGCAAAATGGATATCTCGCTTACCCGATATTGGGCTCGAAGCCGGCAAGGGCGCGGAAGCGGTAATGGATGCCATTGAGGGCTACCACTCTGCTTTCCGCCGCGCTACCCAGCTCGGCATCGAGACTGAGAAGATTACGCAATGGTTTGCTCGGTCACTGCAAAACACCCGCAATTCTATCCTTGGCATTACCGAAACTGATCGCGAGCGCATCACTCGCGAGGCAGAAGCCTTTAACCGCGAGATCGTGATTATCAAGGCCGAGCAGGAAGTCAAACAAGCTGAGCTGCTGATCAAAAAGGCGCAGCTTGAAGCGCAGATTGCAATCCTTGGGTCTGAGATCGACTTGGCTCAGGCAGAGGCGCGGCTCGATTGGCAGATCGTCCAGGGCTACGGTGATTATGTGAGCGATCGTGCTCAGGTTGCAGGGCTTGAGATCGACATTTATAACGCGCTGCGTGAGCAGTTGGCCGCAACGATAACCGGCATTGCGGCGACCGCTGGCATTCTGGCGGGGTTGCCGGCGATTATCACCCCGGGCGAGATCGAGGATGCTATCGGCCGGGCGGGCGGTGGCTACAGCGCGCCTGACACGTCTGCGGCAGATGCCGCGCGCGAACGCGAGCAGCTTATCCAGACGCTAAAAGATCTCGCCAGCGTCAACGTGCCAGATTTCGATAAAGCTTTACAAGACCTCGCGGACAAATTCGCAGAGGCGCAAGCGAATGCCGAGCGACTGGGCATAACGCAAGCCGAGATCGATAAAGCAAGGCTTGAGCAGGCGACCGCACTTGCTCGCAAGATCCGCGACTCTGTAAAGGATTTTTTATCGCCTGAAAGCGGCGGCCAGTTTGGCATGAGCGACTGGCAAAAGCAGGCAGCGGACTTGCGCGATAGATTGGCCGAGGCGTTTCGCCAGTCGCAGTTACTAGCGGCCCAGGAAGGCTTCAGGGCGCTCACTCTTGAAGAGCTGGCCGCTGCTACTGCGCGGGCAAATAGGGCCCTTGCAGAGCAGGCCAGGGACTCTCTGGCGGATCCTATCCAGGCAACACGCAATGACCTCGCGAAGCTGGGCAGTACGCTGGAATTTCTGCGCGATCAGATCGCTAAAGGGATATTCACAGCGGCAGAAGGGGCGGATATCTTTGCGGGTGCTATGCGCCAGGCGGAGTCCACCGTGCTCGACCTTGCGGCGGCGCTGCTCGAACAAATGGGCTTCGAGGAAGAGGCGTCAGGAATCCGCGCCGCGCTGGCCGAGGCTGAATTCGTCGCCAAAGTGGCGCAATTGAATATCCTTGTGCAAGGGTATATCGCGCTAAACCTACTCAGCCAAGAAACTGTTGATCGGCTTAATGGATTGCTTGGAATTATCAATGATCCAACCAACTGGCCAGATTTTTACGCGCCGCCTCCGCCACCTGCCAATAATAACCAGCCCGACAACGGCCAGAACGAGGCAGAGCGCCAGGCAGAAGAGGACGCGCGTCGCAGGCAAGCCATTCTCGATCAAATTGCGGAATGGGAGCGCATTGGCGAGAGCCAAGCGATATCCACGCTACGCGACCTGAATGAAACCTTTGCTGAAATGCAGGCCGATGCGCGGCGCCTGGGTATCGACATGGACAGGCTATCTGCTGCCTACGCGCACGCGGTAGAGGCGTTTTGGGATGACACACTCGCGCCGTGGGAAGACCATTCGCAAGAAACTATTGGCGCCGGGCTGGCTGAGATTCAGGAACAGTTTGCAGGGTTTTATGCAGCTGCACAGCAGTACGGCGGAGACATCGAGCGCATTCGCAGGGCAAACCAGCAGGCAATAAACAATTTCTGGGAGGACGTGCTCGGCCCATTGCGTGATTGGAGAGACGAGCTCACCCAGGGATCGCTCGGCAGCTCTAGCCCAGAAGAGCGGCTATTCTCCGCGCAGCGCGCCTTTGCGGATATTGCCCAGCGGGCACTGGGTGGCGACATCTCTGCCATGCAGGGATTGCCGGATGCGATCTCGGCCTATCTTGAGCAGGCACGGGCGATGTATGGCTCGGGAGCGGACTACCAGGCGATCTATGCCGCCGTGCAGCAGGTGATAGGCCAGGTGCTGGCCATGGGCCCCTCTGGTACCGTGCCGCCTCCAGGGCCTACCATGCCGCCTCCCTACGATCCGGTAGGCAACCTGCTGTCCTACAAGCCTCGCCCGGCGGACGCTGTGCCCGCGCAGGGTATCCCGCCGCTGCCGGCGGCAGAGCAGGCGGCCATCAGGGAGAGTGCCGAGCGGCGCGAGCTCCAGGAGGATATGCGCGCCATGGTAGCGAGGCTTGATCGCCTGATCACCCTCATGGAGCGTAATCAGGCGGCGCAGGCTGATGCGGTGGCGGACACGAGGCGGCAGGCAGAGCATAATGCCGTGGTGGTGCGCGAAGTGCGCGGGGTTGTGGATTATTTGCAGAGCGAGGCTCTCCGCAAGGGCGGGATTGGGCCGGGGAGCGGGTTTAGGAAGGCGGGCTAAAGGTGCCTTATTTAAGTTCTGATTCTCCACCCAGGAATTTCTCACAATTGATTTCCTTCACTGCGGCCTCTATTTCATCTGACGTTGCGCCGAAAAGCGCTGCGCCAAGGTAGCGCAGCTTGTCCGCTGCCGACGTTTCGAGCGCGATGATCGCGTCGAAGACCTGGCGCACCGTCTCGTACTCGGGCGCAAGGAGAACGATCGACGATCGGCCGAACTTCGTCACGGCGTCGTCATACTCGCGCGCCAAGACACTTCTGGCCGAGCACCGAAAAAGCGCCGGTATCGGAGGCCCTGGCCAGCCAGCCAGGCAGGCGTGGAGTCCCTGGCCAATTCGCAAGGACGGGGTTGATTCCTCGGGCGGTTCGGTGCGAGCAACGTAGCGCCGCCAGGCTTTGGCTGGATCGTTGATGCCAACTCGCACCATCGAGCTGGACCAATGACCATCCCGCTTGTGGTAAGTGTCAAAGCTCATTGATTACTCAGCACTTTCGTAGCGAACTTGCCGCATTCTTGACTGCCGATAATACCCGCCAGTTCCCCATCCATCGGTATCGTATACCTCGCGCAAAATTGGCAATTGCTGCCAACCTTTACCATTGCTATTCAAGAACTCGCGCCCCCTAGGTTCGATGCGAACAGATTGCCTAGTAACCGCACTGCCTCGTTTGTATTTTTTCGACCGCACTGTTGGTCCAAATGAAACCATCCCAGCTTTTTTAAGGCGATCAAGCTCGGCCGAATCAAACGTAATTGAACCCTCACTTGCTTGTGCTCCGTGAATGAAAGCACCCGGGAATTTGTAGGAAAACGCTCGTCGTTCTACTGCGCCTGTTTCAATCTGCCGAAGCAGTTCAAGCGCTCTCAGAATGTCCAAAGGCAATGCCCGGCCTTCGGCAAAACGTCCCATTTTATGCCTTCTTCTTCAACTCATGCTCGAGCCGAAGGTCCTTCGCAAGCTTTTTGGCTTCCACTCCTGAGGCGGCTTCGACTTCAAATTCCACGCATCCTGGCCACGAGTTGCTGTACCAGCAGGTGTAAGCCGAGACGCGACTTTTTAGCAACGGTTCGATCGGGTCGTAAAACGTTCCGACTGTGAATTTTTTCATTGGACTCCTTTTGAGGCTGCCATCCAAGCCTTTGCCTCATCGGTCAGTTGATAGACGCGCTCGCGTCTTGGAGCCAGCTCCAGCCAGCCAGCGCGGCAAAGGTAGGTCATTGTTGCTGTTCCAAACCAAATGTCTTCAGCGCGCGAGAAGCTCTTGAAGATGAGGGTCAGCGCCCGTTCTCCAGAAACCCAGATGCCGCTTTCGGCGCGCCGAAAGTCCCGCGGTTCTGACGAACACCGAAGATGATCAATCGCGTACCTTTGCTTTGGTTTGAGGTCTTCGTAAGGGGTGCTCGCGCCAGTGATCGTCATTCCGCCGAGTCGCGTCTCTTGGATCTTGCCATCCAGGCCCTTGCTTCATTGGTCAGCCGCTCGTTATTCCGCCGGAACGAGTCTTTTGGATCTTGAAGCCAACCTGCAATCCGCTTCACCCCGAGCTCTCTTGGCTGCGGTGGCGGCTCGGGCCGCGGTGGCGGATCGGGCCGCGGCATCCATCCAGCAACTCGATAAGCTTCGCCTTCTTCCGTGCGATAACTCTTTCCCCATCGTGGGCCAATGTCTCTAGTTCCAAAAGCCTCATAGACACGATAATCCCTATAAGGGTTATCCCAGTCTCCTTCAAAAACAGCAATGAGGAATGTTCCACTTTCTGGGGCGGTTTCAGCAGGAAGCCAATTGCTAGTCATTTTTTCCGTCCTCGGGCGTGCTTCCCTTGCCACGCCGTGATTATAACCCGCTACGGCGCACGGAAGTGATGCCACGCATTCTAAGCCATGACTTTTCTCGCGGGTCGTTTGGCTCAATGGGAAACTCGACGACGGCGCAGTCATCCCAGCAAAATCGGTGGCCGTCGTGATAGACGTTTTCGATAGCCACGTGGCCATCGCTCCATCAACCTATTTGCTTTGAAGGGCGTACTCTCTGCCAAGAAGGTTTTTTTGAGCAACCTTGGCATGCCCCTTTTAGATTTGCAAGACGGCGATTTGATCGTGGCCGGAGGCGTCAACCAACTAGCGCATATGCTGGTGGCCGAAGCCACCAGCGAGCAACGAACGCAACAACCTAGTCAGCCGGAGAAGAATCCGGCCGCTGTGGCGCTGGGAAGGCTAGGGGGCTTGAAGGGCGGGAAGGCTCGAGCGGATAAGCTCGGTACTGAGCGGCGAAAGGAAATTGCCCAGCAAGCCGCTAAGGCCCGCTGGGGAAACAAAGGCTAGAGCACGCCTGGGGGTAGTTCGAAACGCCGAATGATGGCGGAGATGACGCCCTTACGGAGTTCGGTTCCTTCCCCGTGGCATTTTACGGTAATTCTCCGCGGCGAGCCTGAAACATCAGGATGCGCTATGGAGCGCTCGCTGCCCTTTGCCGTGCTGAAAGTAAAGAGCTTGTCGTGGCGCTTGAGTGCCGAAACGACATCTCTGTAGCTCTTTGGACTAGGCACCGGCGTGCGCGAAGCCTGGAGTGCTAAAGGCGCTGCCATTCAAGAAGGGCAGCAAAATATCTCGCAGGTTGAATTCGCGCGATGGCGCAGGGGCGGGAGCGCCACTCGCGGCCTCCTTCAAGAAGGACTTGAAGGCTTGATTCCACTTATCGAAGTACTCGGCTTCGGCGGGGAAGAAGATGGATTCCGGCTCGCTGGCTTCAAAGGCCGTCTGGATTTGAACCTTCATCACGTCCTGAAGCTCTGCAAGCGCCGCTTCGAAACTGTCGCCATAACCACGCAGATCCATCTCAAGGGCGAGGGCCACCCATTCGCCTTCCTCTCGGTAGCCCAAAACCCGAACGTGAAGCTCGTGGCTAGTTGAGTCGGTTCTGCTCATCATTTTGTCTTCTGCTCCTGGGGCCCTGCCCCTGGATTGGCACTCGGCTAAAACTTGTGCAAACTGCGTGCCAAATGTTTGCAAATAAGCCCCCGTCGGTGTGTATACTAGCGCCTTGACCATGCACAGTCAATTGTTTTATTCGCACAAGTGTGCAAGTGTGCCACATATGCAAACTGACTTTTTGCTTGACTTATGACGCCCTATGCGATCACCGAAAAGGGAGTTATCGAATTGTCTTGGAGACAAATAGAAGGAGCGGACTAATTCCAGATCCTTACGATGTTGATGATAAATCGAAATATGACAACACGGCCGCGATCAAGTAACATTTCGAGCCGTGACGCCATCAATCCCCATCTCCGGCTACCCTATCTCGAGCGACGGACTTTATGCCGAGCTCAGCACTGCCAACCCAGCAATAGCGCTACGCGCTCATGCTGGCGAGATCTGCCATTTATTTATGGCGCTCCCGTGGGATCCTGTCGCTCAGGTAGAGGTACCGGTTTTTGCCTCCACCCATGGTTACCAGTGGGGCTCTGCCTGGCCAGGCGTGTGCGACGCCTGGCAAACGTGGCCGGCGGTTATCGAGTCCGCTGGCAGCTGGTCTTCGTCGCTCTACCAGGGCGGCCAGTGGCGCAGCAGCAGCGTTACCTATGGTCAGATCACCGTGCTCAATCTGGACGGCGCCGTAGACGCCTGGAAACGGCTCAACTGGCGCGGCAGGTGGTTTCGCACGTGGGCTGCACCCTGGAGCCTGGACGCTGGCTATGGAGGCGCAGCGCCGCATCGGTTTACGATCATTCGAACTGGTTACGTTGATGATATCCAGCGGGACGATCAGCGTATTTATGTGAGCCTCCGCGACGCTCGCCGGGCACTCGAGCTGCCAATTAACCCGCATACATATATTGGATTAAATACTGCGTTGCAGTTTGGTACGAATGCCAAAATAGCTGTAACTGATTGGGCGGCAATTAACAGTAACAATTTGACATTTGAGATGTTTTTTCAGAACGAGACAGCGCACAACGGGACGCTCATGTCCTACGGATGGAAGGATGGCGGGTGGCGCCTGGTGGCGACGTCTGACGGCGCGCTGCTTTTTGAGTACCCGACAGATAGCCTTTACCTTGCGAGCGACAGCGGGCTGATAGAAAGTAATTTGCCGTACCGTGTGTCAATTTCGTTTAATAAAGAGGTCAAGATATACTTGAATGGTGAGGTTGTCGCCGCGTACGCCGGGTCGATCAGCGTGCCGGATATCATTATCGGCAGCACGCCATTTCAAATAGGAGTTTGACTCTATGGCTTCCACTTTTTACACTTCAGCAAAAGCGCTCCTATGGGGAGCTGGTATCAATTGGGGCAGTGCGGATATTCGCGCCGTCTTGGTCGAGACGTCGGGCGGATCTGCCTACACCGTAAACGCTGCTACACATGATTTTCTCAATGACGTGGCCGCCGGCTCCAGGCTGGCGACGTCGGCATCAATGACGGGTCGGTCGATTTCCGGCGCATACTTGATCGCGGATAATGTGACGTTCGCTACGGTGGCCGCTGGCGCGCTGGTGGGTAGAGCGCTTATCCTTTACATTCATACGGGTGTCGAAAGCACATCGAGCCTGATTTGTTATATCGACACGGCGACGGGGTTGCCGGTTACGCCAAACGGCGAAGATATTACTGTGCGATGGACTTCTAACCGCGTCATCTCGCTGTAAAGGTGATTGATGAAAGTTTGGATTGGGCCGCGTGATGATGATTTCGGCGACGATGGCAACCTGCTGCATAGGCCTCCGCCGGAGCGCTGGCCATATGGCCCGCCCGAGGATCACGAGGGTTTTTGCAACCTTCACAACGGCGGTTCGTTCTGCGATTGTTTGGCAAGCTCGGAAACTCAAACTAGGCGGTTAAATCATGGCTAGCGTTTTATTTGACAAGGCCCGCGAAGCGTACCTGACCGCGGCGCTAAATTTCAGTTCAAACGATGTCCGCGCGATATTGGTAGATACTGGTGCATATACCTTTAGCGCTGCTCACCAGTACCTAACATCAGTCGCCGGAGGCGCCAGGATCGCGGTATCCGCTGCGCTTTCCAGCAAGACAGTAACCTCAGGCGTGGCGGACGCGGCGGATGTAACCTTTACTGCCGTATCAGGCGCGTCAATCGAAGCGATTATCCTTTATCGCCACACTGGAACGGACAGCACTTCCGAGCTGATCGCCTATTGGGATGGTTTATCGATCACGCCTAATGGTGGCGATATCACCGTCAAGTGGAATGCTTCGGGAATGTTCAAGTTATAAACCATGGCTCAATACGCGCGGCCTTCGAGTGACCACACCATGGGCACATGGTCGAGCCTATCGGGTGGCGAAACTCTTTATACACAAATCGACGAAACGTCGCCATCTGACGGCACCGACGCGATAACGAGCGCCAGCGGTACCGGCTCCGATGTTTGCAGAGTTAATACCAACTCGATCACTGATCCGGTTGTTTCCGATGGCCATATCCTGCGCATGCGCGCGAGGCGATCCTCTGGCACCGGAGGATCTGTTAATTGCAGGCTATATAGTGCTGGCGGCCTGATTGGTATTTACACTACTATCGCGACGATATCCTCAAGTTTTCGGACATTCGAATTTACCTTGTCTGGAGCTGAAGCGGATTCAATAACTAGTTACTCGGATATTGATATCGAGTTTGTCAAAGTGCCGGCCGGTTTTAGCTGCACCATGGAAGTCAGCTGGGCCGAATTCGAAGTTCCGAACATAAGCCTTTCCCCATCGTTTATCGCCAGCGCGGAAACGCTCTACGCGCCAAGCGCAACAATGTTTCTCTCGCCTGGATTTATTGCCAGCGCAGAGACGCTATATGCGCCTGGTGTTGAAATGTTTTTGCTGCCCGGGTTTATCGCCAGTGCAGAAGCTCTCTACGCGCCGCTGGCGGTTTACAAGCAATACGTCGACCCGCCGGCCCTGGCCGTAGATTGCGGAACCATCGCCTCTCCGTCGGTAGCTACTACTCAATTTATTGACGCAGTGGCGCTGGCAACGGATATCGGCTCGTTTATTGCCCCAGCGATATTTGCGATCCTGGTGATTAGGCCTTCTGCCCTGGCCTACGCCATGCCGAGCATTATCGCGCCCAGCTCGGTAGATTTTGTTACGGTCGTTTATCCCGATGCCCTGGCGTGGATTGCAACGATTAAAAAACCAATTGTTTCTCAGCGCCTGTGCCGATTTTACGGAATAGTTGACGATGTCAGGATATTCGACGAAGCGCTTACCAACGCCCAGGTTGCCAAAGACGCGATGCGCGCTTATGAAGATGGCGAACTTCCCGAGCATTTAATCCTTTACTGGCGACTAAATACCGGTAGCGGTACAACGGCGACAGACGAGACGGCCGGCGGTCACAATGGAACGATTTCGGGCACGGGTAACATATGGGTAGGATTCGAGGGCCAGGCCGACATGCGCGGGCAGAGAAAGCCCGTTGCCCTTGGCGTAACCCGCTCCACTGAGCCGGTAGAGTTTGATCCAAATAGGCTTGTTTATCAGGTTGCAGATGGCGCGATTGTTTCGACAGATCCGCGAGAGGGCGGGTTTACCGGGCTCACATTTGCCGGAAATGTTGCAAACGTATACTCAACCACCGTAATGGCTGGCCAGTACAAAATAGATCCGTCACGCGGGATGGTGCGCTTTGGTGCTACTCCAGCAGATAAACTTGCTTTCGATATTTTCGCGAGTGCAACATATACCATTCGCGATGTGATCAGGGCCGCCGCGGCGATCGTGGATAAGCTCGATTTAATCGACGACGCATCGCTGCTCGAGGTCGAGGCCGCCCGCCCTGGCGCGATGGGGCTACACCTCGGCACAGGGGCGGCGGAAACCACCCTGGCGGACGTGCTCGACAGGGTTATGGACACGGTCGACGGGTGGTGGCAAACGAGCGCAACTGGTACCGTCGTTTTCGGCCTGAGGTCGGCCCTGCTGGCCGCCACGGTGGCGACAGAAGATCTTGGCGACGTGTCCCTGGTGACCACCTCGCCCGCAGGCGTCAGGTGGCCTGCTGCGCCTCCCATCGTCTACCCCTGGACAGTGCGCTACAGGCCGTACGAGGTGACCATGGAGGCGACCGAGATCGCCGGTGCGGTACCTGCCGGGGAGCGAGCCCAGTGGCTTGACACGTGGCGCAGCGAGGTCTCTACGCCGCTCCCGCGGTACATGCGCGAGGCTCACGCAGACAAGCTCCCGAAATCGATAGATGCCCTGTGGGACGCTCGCGGGGTTGCGTGGCGCGATGCCTACCGCCGCGGGCTACTCGATCGCCACCCGCGGCGGGCTGGTACAGTAGAGATCAAGGGAGGCGCGCTCAGGGTGGACAGGATACCCGGGGCGCATACTGTGCAAATGGCGGGCGAGGCGCTGGGCGCGCTGGTAGGGATTTCGGTTGACTTCGCGGGGGATAGCGTAACCCTTACCGTGCTGGTTACGGAGAGTGAAAATGCTGAGCTCGCGCTAGCTGATGCAGTAGAGGCGAACGAAACACTTTAGCGCGCGGTCATTGCGTGGCAATCCAGGATTCAGCCCATCTTGAAATGCGGAGAAAGCTTCAGAAGCTTCTCTGCCGCCTGCATTGCTTTCTTGCTCGGCTGGTGCACGCCCTCCAGTCCAGCCAATGCCGCTTCCCTGCCGGACTCGTAAAGCGGCACAGAGCAAGGTGCTAATACCTGCTCGGTAGTAAGTATTCCGGCAAGAACCGCCATTCTTATCGCCACGCTGCCAAATTGATGACAGCTAACCCACCCGCGGCAAATAGTAGGCGTGCCGGTTACGCGCTCCTGGTGACAATGGAATGTCGCCAATTCAAGCCCATCACTGTCGTATTCTACGAGGCGAATGTATTCCGATGGCGACCATATTCCCGGCGGAGTGTCGCGACGGTAAGGGCAGGTATTGCATGGCGTCGGCGGGCAGTTTGTCATGGTTTTGCTCATTTCATCCTCGTTACGATCCATAGATCGCGCTCGTCATTGAGGTTTACCTTTTGGCCCGGCTTTAGCGCCATGATGGCGTTGATCTCGAGCTCTGCGGAAGTGGCGTCGCCATCCGCGAGGCTACTTTCGTAGTGGTCGGCCAGCAAAAATGTGGCAAGTTGGGCGGGTCAACAACTATCTCAAAAAAAGGCCCGCGCCATTTTCGGGCGCGGGCCTGAAGGAGAGGAAGATTTTCAGGCGGCCATGCTCAGAAACGAGCCGGCGACGCGCTCGATCTTGACCCGGTCATCCTGCCAGGCGATCGACCGGGCGTAAGCCGTAGCGCCCGTGGCCGCATCCCAGAGGGTCTCAATGGGTCGGCCTTCTTCGGCTTCGTGGGCCAGGCTGATGGCCCTCGCCTGGCCCTTGGTGAAGCGGGAGGCGAGGAATTCGGCAACCCCGTCTTGATCACCGATCTTAATGGAACGGGCGGCGGCAATCGCGTTGGTGATGCCGGAGGCGGAAGCGCTGGCGTAGTTGCGAACCGCGGGCACTACCTCTTCAATCCACCTGTCGGGCGCCGACACGGTATGCCGGATCCGGATCTCCCGGTACCCTTCCGCACCCCACACGATGCGATTCTGGCAGGCGTAATCAAAAAGGAATGTGGCAATACCCAGGGTGCAGGCTCCGACTTCGGAATTCCAGACGAAAAAGCCCCTGGCGAGCGACCCGGGTTGACCGTCGCGCCTGTTGGGAATCTCGATGCGATTCTTTTCGTCCGCCAAGAATACCCACATGTCGCGATCCGACCCGTAAATGGTGGTGTTGCGCTTCGTAACCTTCTCGAGCGCCACCCCAAACTCACCAGGGACCGTGAATTCCCCCGTAACACCGTCGCCGAATCGGTCGACCAATGCCTGCGCCACGTCTGCATTCCACACGCGCCCGTAATTGGGGCCAGTGACCGCGGCGAGCTCGGCAGGGCCGCCGTTCTTGCGCAGCAGCACGCCGACATCGGCGAGCGGCTTGTTTTTGAATCCCCAGTTCATCGCGTCGGCCGCGAGCGGCGCCGGCAAGGTGCGCAGGTAGGCGGCAGGGGCCGACACTTGGGCGCAGAGCTGACCAAACGCCCAATGCGTCGGGACAGTCGGCCCGCCATTAGGGCCAATGATCGCCATGGCATCGTTGTCCCCCTCGACTGGCGCCGCGGTCAGGGCGCGGGAGGAGACGACTTTTGGCCGCGAGATGTCGCGGGAAGCCTGGCAGTGGTCGCGAAGCGCCAGGAGGGAGGTAAATCGTTCGTCATCCGGGCGAGACGCCCACTGGCGGGAGGCTTGGGTGAGATTGGCCATTTGATTCTCCTCAGATCGGCGGGCCGGTCGTTATTGCCTCCCCGATGTGCAGACTGTATACGGT